AGGTGTTCAGGGTACCGTTGGTAGTCAAGGTGTTCAGGGTACACAAGGACGTCAAGGTACTACCGGTGCAGGTAATCAAGGTACCACTGGTGCGCAAGGTGTTCAAGGTACAGTTGGTAGTCAGGGTGTTCAAGGTACTGTAGGTAGTCAAGGTGTTCAAGGTACTGTAGGTAATCAAGGTACTACTGGTGCTGGCAATCAGGGTGCTGTAGGTTCACAAGGTACTGTAGGTAGTCAGGGTGTTCAAGGCACTACTGGTAGTCAAGGTACTACTGGTAATCAAGGAACTACTGGTTTACAAGGTACTACTGGTTTACAAGGTACTACTGGTGCTGGCAATCAAGGTATTAGTGGTGCTACTGTTACTGAAGTTACTGGTTTAAATGCTTCTAATTATATCAATCGTAACGGCGGTAGTGGAAATTGGAACACTGATTTTCAAAATACTCCTGCCGGCACTGCTCGCTACGGTGGCGACATTGCAAATGGCACAAACAGTCCAGGCAATGTCTGGTGGATACAAGAAAATTACCGTCATAGCAATGGTAGTGGATACTGGGGTACACAAATTGCATGGGGATGGGAAGATAACGCCAATAAACTTCAAACTAGAAATGTAACAGGCGGGACTTTTGGTGCATGGGTTAATTATTTAAACAGTAGTAACTATAGTAGCTATGCCTTGCCACTAAGTGGCGGCACTGTAACTGGTATAACTTATTTCCAAAGCAACAAAGGTGCTGCTAGCTACCTTCAAGATAACACTAGCTACTCCCTTGAAGCATTCTCAAGCGACGGTGGCGCCGCAGCAATGAGTTTCCACCGTGGAGGAGCCTATGCAGTTAACATGGGATTAGATCCAGACAATGTATTCCGTATAGGTGGATGGTCAGCAGGCTCAAATAGGCTCTTCTCAATGGATATGAGTGGTAATCTTACCATGTTGAATAACGTTACCGCATATTCCGACGAACGTTATAAAACAAACTGGAGAGATTTACCAGCAGATTACATTGATCAGCTTGCTACCGTTAAGCACGGAATTTATGATAGAACAGACGTTGAATCAACACAAGTTGGTGTATCTGCGCAATCATTACAGAATATTTTAGAACATGCTGTACTAACATCAAATGATGGGATATTATCAGTTGCATACGGAAATGCTGCACTAGTGTCAGCTGTTGAATTAGCTAAACGAGTTGTTGAATTACAAAAGACAGTTGATAGTCAGCAAGTACAAATAGATCAGATTAATGCCACCCTGGCATTACTGGTTAATAAATAAAAACGCCGCAAGAGGAAAGTATGGCAACATTACCAGCAACAGGCAGCGCAATATCGTTTGGTCAGATCAATAGAGCATATACTAACCAAACGCCGGGTGCTGCTGGAGATGCACCAGCAGGTGGACAAAATATTAAACTTAGTGAAGTTTTGGGCAATAAACCAGAGTATACTATTAATCAAACTGTTGGAACACAAATTAGTGTATCGGCAACTTTCGGCGGCAAAGATACTCCTTACGCATAAAATGAAAATAGAACAAATCTCCGAAGTATTATCAAAAATTAAAACCGGTCCAAGCAAGTGGGAATTAGATACAATTACATGGCATGATAGATTATCTAACCCAGATACATTTGTAAAATTCTTAACTCGAATACAATACCTATCTAGCTTATCATCTAGTTCGCAAGAACTAACTTATCTGTTAGAACTACTAGACGAAATGGATGATTCTGATATTAATGATCTTATTAACTATTCAGAAAAAGATGCGCATGACAATTTTATTGAAGAATTGGCAAAAAGAAGTGCAATTAATATCATTGCTAATGGAAAAATGGCAGAAGATACCTTAAATACCTCTTGCAAATTGTCCCCTAATGACTTTATACTATGTGCTAAACGTACACAAGATTTACTAGTTGCTATTCAAGGCCTAGTGATCAAGGGCGAAACACTTAGTAAGGATGTTGCAGGCGCATGAAAAAAAATTCGGTATTCTCATCAACAAGTTGGTCAAATAAAAAAGGTAAGTTAGCAGTATGTATTCCATGTAGAGATACCCTGCATAGTGCCCATGCTATGAGCTTGGTTGAACTAGTTAAGTTCAACACAATGAATGACATTGATACTCATGTGTTTATGGATGCTAGCACAGTTTTGTTAACACAACGAGAACGATTAGCGTCGCTGGCATTGCAGTTTGGTGCAGAATATATGTTATGGTTAGATAGTGATATGGTATTTCCTGCTACCACAGCAGTAAGGTTAATGTCACATAACGAAGATGTTGTAGCTGCAAATTATATCAGACGGCAACTTCCTGCTAAAGGAGTAGCTTATGAAAAAATTGGAAACTGGCATCACCCATTAGGATTTGAAGTTCAAGACAACCTAGTACCAGTTGAAGGTGTAGGAATGGGATGTATGTTGATGAAAACTGACATATTTCTAGAACTGTCTAAGCCGTGGTTTGAATTTGAATGGACACCTGCTAGTAATGATTTCTTAGGTGAAGACATGATACTATGTCGTAAGATTGCAGCCACTGGTCGACAAGTTAAAATTGACACAGCATTGAGTAAAGAACTACGTCATTTAGGAACTTGGGCATTTGGCCCAGACTTGTTAAAGTAATTCTAGTAACAGTTCCAGTTTAGCCTGGATAATTTTATTGCTAAAAGAATTCTTAACTGCTCTGTGTAATGGCTTTGGCCAATGATCATACCCCACCCATGCATATCCATCATGTTCATCATTTAGTTGAGGAATAAATTCTCTATCAATAATTAATACATACGTATTATATTGAAAATTTTGATCATTACTGACAAATAATTCCAAGGGAATTACTTTTTTAATTGTAGGAGTTTTACCTACTTCTTCCTGTATCTCTCTAGTGAGAGCATCAAATGGTGTACTATCGGATGGTTCTTTCTTTCCGCCTACTAGTCCCCACGTACCTGCTGTTTTTATTTGTGTTCTAGATAGTAGTAAAAAGCGTTTAGTGTCTCGTGCAAGAAATAGTCCGCCACTACATATTACTTGATTTAAAGTATTAGTCTCCATAATCCCTGATCGTAAACGCCTTCATAACTTTTGCTCCATGAGCCGTTTTCCCATTTATATTGAGTGTTTGTATATGAATTAGTTATATATATTACAGAAGGATTAGATGCAGAACTGAATAGTACGGCCCATCTTGCCCCGTTCCACTCAATAATATCATTGGCAAATGCTTGAAAATCAGATGAATCAATATTTTTCCATGCTACTGGTCCTGAAAATTCAACTTCTCCAAACTGTGGAACATTATTAATATCTTCTAATATTAGATAACGTGTACCGGCAACAGTTCCTGTGGGATTATAAGTTTCAGGATTTATAACAGCATCAATTGTACCTCTGTTATCAAGTATGGTATTACTGGGAACCGTGTCAGTGTCGATGTTTAATCTCATAGCAAACTCGTCACTAGGATCTAAACTAATATAAGCAATTACTTCATTATTTCCTGACTGTGCAAATCGTAATTGGCTTAACCCTGCTCTAAATTTTCCAGGGTATACATCCAATATTTTTAACCATGATGCATTATTGTTAGGTGAAGAAATGTCTATGTTTTCTCCCGCACCATTGGACTTAATCAATCTTGCAGTATTGTTTAATACCAATAAACTATAATTTCCTGGAACTGTAACAACAGTAGTGTCCGGACTTATATCTGAAAATAGTTCAGCAGCACCGGCTTTATCATAAGTTGATGAAATTGCGCCTTGCTGCATAGTTGTAGAAAATATATTTGATATAATTTTAGTAATTACACCTAATTGTTTAACTTTAGCCGGTGGCGTGATCCATACTGGAGTTTCAAATGTTAGTGACATTATATCAATATCATCTGTAGCACCTTGCGGTATTTGACGACTACTAAAATTTACATCATCAAGTCTAACAACACTCAAGCTGGTCCAGTCGACATAATTATCAGTAGTTTGAATTTCAAAACTTGGAGTAAAAAATATTGCTATTTGCTCAAATATTTGCAACTTTTGTTCAGTATTTGTTGTCCATATATCTGCTACCAAGATTAATTTATAAGGACTTGGCATAATACGTTCAATTGTGTAGTTTGCACCTTGCGTATTTTGATATTGTTGTGTATCAGAATTAAATTCTCGTTCAATAATATTAATCTTACTAATAAAAGTAGGATCTTGCATTCGTTCTCTATCAAATTCAAGAGATTTTATGTAGCATGAAATAAACGGAGCACTAGGAATTGTATTTTCACTATTCTTTTTAAGAATCTGACCAACTTGTCTAGTCATGTCTCCATATCGAACAGGCACCTGTGTTAATTTTCCACTATTGTCTTTATAAGCATAGTTGCTCATTAGTTGCATAAATTGGGCTATATACCTGCGTATTTGACCGTCATAAAAATAATCCATTTTAGTTGTCAGCCTTTGGTTTTAGTACTTGACTAAGTGCTTGTTTTTCTGGAACAATTGCACCTGCAATAGTTGATGTATTGATATTATTTACAAAGCTAGCTTTTTGCTTTCTTCTAACTAATATTGGATTATCTGTTTGTGTTTCACCTAACATGCTAGTGGTCATTCTTACATTGTCTTCATATTTAATCCAATGTCTGCCATCAAATCTAAAAAGTCTATTAGGTAGATAATCTGTTCTAAGGAAGAAATCACCAGTTGCTGAGCCAGATGGAAAAGTTATACCAAACCCATAAGGAATACCGTCAGGGGGAATACCATCACCAGTTAGGTAACCAATATAATAATTATTAGTTGGAGTGTTTAACACTGCGGAAGAATCTAATAAAGAACTACCGTTAATACTTTCATCAGTAGAAGCATCATTAACTGATACAAGACCGGTTGTAGGATTTACTGGAGTAACATACAACTGATCTGTTTGATATCCGCTTGCTCCTACATCTGCTTGCGCCTGTTGAATAATTTGATTATTAATTTCTATATTTTTCTTATAGGTTGACAACAAATCGCGAAGTGTACTGCCATCTTCTGCGCCGCTATCAGCATCAAGTATTTCTTTAAATTCTTGACTATCAACTAATGGTTGGCATTTTGCTCTAACTAAGTGTGGAAACCATGTTTGACTATATCCGCTAGCAGGTCTAGTAACTTCAGACACTACATAGAATCGTTTCAATGCTACTACACTATCATCAAGTGCAAATTCATCCTTTTGATGAGGTAATTCAATAACATCCCCAGCCATGATTTTTCTACCTAATGCATCATAACTGCTACGAAGATGAAAATTAATCATTATATTATCGTTGTTTAAAAACAATCCAAACTGGCTTAAATTAAAATCTAATTCCTGCATGGTGTAGATTCCACGAATAACATATACATCCGAGCTGTAATGACGATCTCTGTTTTCCATAAACAACAAATCTTGTATCCCCAATTCTGGAATTGGATTAGAATTATTAGGAATAGCAGGAGAACTGTTACCTTCTTCGGGATTTACAGGACCGAGATATTTGTGGATGAAACAATCAGTTCCTCCCACTTGGAATTCTTCGTTAATTATACGATCTAAAAACTTGAAATCATTGCCCTTTTCGGGCCTGTACATGGAAAGTCTTGGCATAGTATTCTATTTATGGTAAATATCAGTATGACTGAAAACGAAAACGAACGCCAAAAGATAGTTGACTACGCCAAAGCTATGCTAGGTAGTGGCATGATTGATGTTGAATTAGATCCAATTCATTACAATACTGCAATTGACCGAGCATTGGCTAAATTTCGACAGAGAAGCAGTAATGCATCTGAAGAAAGTTTTGGATTTTTAACTTTACAACTGGATCAAAATGAATATATTTTACCAAAAGAAGTTACGGAAGTTCGACAAATATTTAGAAGAAGTATCGGCAGCAGAACTGGTGGCGGTCAAGGTGGATCATTGTTTGAACCATTTAATCTTGCATATACCAATACCTATTTGTTAACTAGTTCTAATATGGGTGGATTGGCTACTTATTATGCGTTTGCAAGTTATCAAAAGTTAGTAGGTAAGATGTTTGGAAGTGACATTAATTTTACTTTTAATAGAACTGCTAAAAAATTAAGTATTATGCAACGTCCACGTGGTGAGGAAGAAGTCATGTTGTGGATGTATAACTATCGCCCTGATTTTAATTTGATGCAAGACCAATTTGCAGGACAATGGCTTAAAGATTATTCATTAGCAACTTGTAAATTAATGCTAGGAGAGGCTCGTGAAAAATTTGGATCTATTGCAAGCCCACAAGGAAGTACAACTCTTAATGGCGCTGCACTCAAAGCTGAAGGCAAGGCAGAAATTGAAACGTTAGAACTTGATCTAATCAACTACAAAGACGGCGGAACTCCTCTTACTTTTGTAATTGGATAATTTTTTAATACTTTTTATATGCGATAATTAATACTTGTAATGAGTATTAACTAATGAAATCTATTGAAGTCTTTTATCATCTTTATATTCCAGACAATATCCATGCATGTAACTGGGTTTGGTGGGTAGATCAGCAATTATTGTTGATACGCAATTCAAAATTATCTAATATAGCCAAAATTAACATGGCTATAACTATGCCAAAATATTGGGCAGCAATTAATGGCGCATATTTTGTTAAGAATACCGATCAGGATATACGCATATCGTTTGAAAGTAAAGTAGTAGAATATGTAAATTTACGATATCCATTTGTTAATATTTTAGATATTAGAGATACCGGAGCACCTAACATTTATGAAGGGCACACTCTTAAACTACTATATAATAGATGCCAGGAAGCAGATATTGATGTATTATATTTTCATAGTAAAGGTGTACTTAATAATGGATCTGCATCTGTGGCAAATTGGAGAGAAATACTTAATCATTTTTGTATAACCGAATGGGCAGAATGTGTAAATCAACTACAACGTGCAGATGTAGTAGGATTGAAAGAAACATCAAAACTTAATATAATAAGTGGAAATTTTTGGTGGTCAAACTCCGAATACATCAAGACATTGCCGGATCCACTTACTTCAGAAAAATATATGTCGGCTGCTGATTACTGGCCTGGACAAATATCATATAGGTATTCATTTGAACATTGGGTTGCAGTAAATAATCCAAATATCTATTTTGTTAAAGATACCAAAGTAAATCACTACAAACAATATTGTTTTTTAGAAGATGTAATAAAACGGTAACATTTAACAAATAAAATATTGACATTACAGTCTAAATAATATAAATTATAGTATCAGTTGAGGATACTATGATTATAGGCTTTGTAGGACTTATTGGCGCAGGCAAAGACACTGCTGCTGATTATTTGGTTAATACACACGGATTTCGACGAGATAGTTTTGCTAATACACTCAAGGACGCAGTTGCACATGTGTTTGGGTGGGACAGAACACTACTTGAAGGCCGCACAAAAGAAGCCCGAGAATGGCGAGAGCAAGTTGATCCATGGTGGTCTACTCGTTTAAAGATGCCAAAACTTACTCCACGTTGGATTCTACAACACTGGGGTACTGATGTTTGTCGAGTTGCATTCCACGATGATATTTGGATTGCTAGTTTAGAAAACAAGATGCGTAAAACTGGTGATAATATTGTTATTAGTGATGTAAGGTTTCCTAATGAGATCAAAGCAATTCACAATGCAGACGGCCAAGTCATCCGTGTAACACGCGGACCTAATCCTGAATGGTATGATGCTGCACTTGCATTTAATCGAGGACCAAATGGCAATGCTACTTGGTCACTTAGTAAAATGAAATTAGAAAACATGAAAATTCATGCAAGTGAATATTCATGGGTTGGTGGAAAGATTGATGCCATTGTGTCAAATGATTCCACGGTAGATGAATTGTTTGCTCAACTTAAAAATCTGGTCGAAGATCTCCCTGTCGCCAAGGCAGCTTGAGTATGTGAAGTATGCGCTGACAGTTGGCGCATACTGTTTTTAAATTGGCGTGTCGGCAATTAATAGGATTGCCATCCACATAGTAAATATTAAACTGAGCTGTATATTTAGAAGTAAAGCCACATCTATCACATGTGGATTTTTTCTTGTACCCTGTTTTTTGCCAAAGCGGAACACCGTCTTTACGTTGACTAGCACAATGGTCGCATTTTGACCTATAGAAGGGCTTTCCTTCTTTATAGTAATTAATTGCCACTGGACGTTGTCCACACTCTTTACAAATATCTCTCATTTGCGCCCTTTTTGTTGCCTTTTTCATCAGTATTTAACCCCTTGTTTTTTGGTATACTAGGTAAATAATTCAAGTAATCCAATTAGGAGATATTACATATGGCAACATTGAATTCACCAGGCGTAAGCGTATCAGTAATTGACGAGAGTTTTTATCTACCGTCAGCACCAGGCACCACGCCTATGTTATTTGTAGCGTCTGCGCAAGACAAAACTAATCCAAGCGGAACAACCGCACTAGGAACAACTGCTGCTAATGCAGGCAAAGTATGGATAATGACCAGTCAACGTGACATATCAGATACGTTCGGTACACCACTGTTCTATACTGATAGCAGCGGTAATGCTCAACACGGTAACGAACTAAACGAATACGGTCTACAAGCCGCGTACAGTGTACTTGGTGTAAGTAGTCGTGTTTATGTTGTTCGTGCAGATATAGACACAAAGGCATTAGTTCCTACTAGCAGCATTCCTGAAGGTGGACCAGTTAACGGCACTTATTGGGTTGATACTGCATCTAGTACATTTGGCGTTAAAGAATGGAATTCTTCAACACAGGCATTTTCAGTAAAAACTCCTATTGTATTAAACGACGACAATACATCTGCTGATGACTTTAGTGGTGTTGCACCAAGTTTAAATATTGGTGTTACCGGTGACTATTGTATGGTTGTTAAAACTGGCAATGCAAATAAATTATATTACAGAAGTTTAACATCTGGATGGATTGCAGTAGCCAACAATTTTGATACAACTACTAAGAAATTACAAATTAGCAGTCATTATTCATACCCTAATACTGCTGCTTGGGTTACCGGTAGTGTATGGATTACTACTACTACTCCAACAAGTGGAGCAAACTGGAGAGTAAAACGTTATAACAGTCTGTCACAAGGGTGGGATACTGTAACTGCACCGTTGTATAGCATTTTACCAGAAGCTACAAAAGCATATGATCCAGCTGGCGGAAAGAATATCGCAGTGGGTACATTGTTTGTTGAACCAAACTATGAAAATGCTGCTACTGAAGTTGCTAATTTTAAACTATGGAGACGTCAGGTAGCAGGTGCAACTACTATTGTTAGTGCAGCTAGTAATGCACTTACTCCAGCAGGAACTTATACATTCCGTATTAGAGAAACACTAGCAAATTCCAGTGCATGGGGGTCATTTAAAACATGTACTATTACACCTCCTAATACAACAACTGCTCTAGGATCTTTAATTCCTGCTGCAATTCTTGCTCAAGGATTTACTAACGTATCGGCTACTTATAATTCAACTACCAAACAAGTAACAATTACTCATGCACTTGGTGGTGATTTTGAATTACAAGATTTAACTGCGACACCATTAGCAACAGCTGGATTCACTACATCAGTAACAAACTTGTATGCTGCGCCAACTAATGATACTTCAACATTTATTGCAACCAACTGGAAAGCATTAACATACGAAGCAAGTGCAAATGATCCAACAACAACTCCTGCAGATAGTACATTATGGTATAGTTCAGTAACTGACGAAGTTGATATTATGTATCACAATGGTACAATTTGGCAAGGATACAAAACGGCATTTCCTGCTACAAGTCCAAACGGCCCAATTGTTAGTGCAACTGAACCAGATAAAGATACTGGTCAAAGCGACGGAACCGCATTAGTAGCTGGTGATATTTGGGTTTCTACAGCAGACATGGACCGCTACGGTAAAGATCTTTATGTATATGACACAACTGCTGGTTGGGTATTGCAAGATACTACTGATCAATCTAGTCCAACTGGCTGGTTGTTTGCTGATGCTCGTTGGGCAAATACAGGAACAACATTAACAGCAAGCTCAATTAGCACATTGCTAACTAGCAATTATGTAGATCCCGATGCGCCTGATCCTGCTATATATCCAAAAGGTATGCATTTATTTAATACACGACGCAGCGGATTCAATGTTAAGAAATATATTTCTGGACATATAGATCTATATGCTAACGATAGTTTAAACACTCGTTATGGTAACGAAAATATGGTAACTTTAGGTTACCAAACTGATCGTTGGGTAAGCCAACATAACGTAGCCGAAGACGGATCTGGTGTATTTGGCCGTCACGCACAACGAGCTCAAATAGTACAAGCATTGAAATCTACAATTGATACTAATGCATTGATTAGAGATACTGATACTATTAACTTTAACTTGATTGCTACTCCTGGTTATCCAGAAGCTATTCAAAACATGATTGGATTTAATACAGATCGTGGTATTACAGCATTTGTGGTCGGTGATACTCCATTCCGCTTAGAGCCAAACGGAACAGCGTTAACAGCTTGGGGCAATAATACTGCTAAAGCATTTGACAACGGTGACGACGGTGCAACAAGTTATGATGAATATATGGCCATGTACTATCCAAGTGGTTATACAAATGACAATACTGGTAACTATATTGTTGTTCCACCAAGCCACATGATGTTACGCACTATTATTAATAGTGATGCCAAGAGTTTCCAATGGTTTGCACCAGCAGGAACACGTCGTGGTGGTGTTGATAATGCTACTTCAGTTGGTTACATTACTGGTGAAGGCGAATTTAAAACAGCAGCATTACATCAAGGTCTACGCGATGTTTTAGATGATGTTAAAATTAATCCTATTGCAACATTAACTGGTGTAGGTGTATTGGCTTATGGTCAGCGCACTCGTGCAAAAAATGCTAGCAGTTTAGATCGTATCAATGTTGCTCGTTTAGTTTGCTACTTACGTAGACAATTAGACATTCTTGCAAGACCATTCTTGTTTGAACCAAATGATGCACAAACTCGTCGTGAAATTAAAGCAGCAGCTGAAAGTCTAATGCAAGAATTAGTCGGTCAACGTGCGCTGTATGATTACATTGTAGTTTGCGATACATCTAACAATACTCCAGCGAGAATTGATCGTAGCGAGTTGTATATGGATATTGCTATCGAACCTGTTAAAGCAGTTGAGTTTATTTACATTCCTCTTAGACTGAAAAATACTGGTGATATCAAAGCTGGTTTATAATAGGTAAATAACATAGATTAAGGAGCATTTATATGCCAATTGCAAGTTTAAATAGATTTACAGTACCATTGAGTGGAACACAATCAGCAGCCACTCAAGGGCTGTTGATGCCAAAACTAGCGTATCGCTTTCGCGTTACGTTAGATCAATTCGGAGTAGGTGGAGTATCAAGCACAGAGATGACTAAACAAGTTATGACTGTCAGTCGCCCAGAACTTACATTTGATGATATGACACTAGATGTTTACAACAGCAGAATTAAAATGCTAGGTAAGCACAAGTGGGGAGATCCAAAACTAAAAATTCGTGACGACGCTAGCGGAGTTGTTAGCAAGAAAGTTGGTGAACAACTACAGAAGCAGTTTGACTTTTTTGAACAAAGCGGTGCAGCATCTGGTGTTGATTACAAGTTTAGAATGCGTGTTGAAATACTAGACGGTGGTAATGGCGCATACGAACCAGTAACACTTGAAAGTTTTGAATACTTAGGTTGTTTTATTAAACAAGTTACATATTCAGGCGGAGACTACACTAAAAACGATCCATTAGAAATTGAAATGACAATTTCTATTGATAACGCAATACAATTAGAAGCACCTGGCGGTGCAGCAAGTGGTGTTGGACTAGATGTTGGAAGAGTTGTACGTGCTGCAAACTCTCAAGGACTAGCAACAGGTTAATAATTACAATAACCATACAAAACCTGGACTAATCTCCAGGTTTTTCTTTGGCTAAATATTAGTATGAGCAACGACATTTTTACTAATTTCCTTTCTAACAAAGGATACGGCCCAAATTTAAGAGACTATCAACATGCAAGTAGACTTTATGTCGATAGCATGTACAGTAATGCTCCTAAATCAGGATTCTTATATTTTGTAAGTTTACAAATAAATCCAGACGCTGTTAGATCGTCTAATAATAATTTTTCAGATGTTGGACTATTGGCAAAAAAAGTAGATCTTCCTAAATTTACAATTGAAACTGAAACAATGAATCAGTACAACAGAAAAACTGTTGTACAAAAGAAACTTTCGTATTCTACTATTAATATTGAGTTGCATGATGACAATAGCGATATGACTCATCAACTATGGTCCGACTATTATAGAAATTATTATAATGATAGCAACTTAACTGACCGTGCGTTTCAAGATACCAAGTACAAGACCACTGACTATAACTATGGCAGATATGACAATGGGTTATTGAAAAATTTTATAACTTCACTTGAAATATATGTGTTACATCAGACATATTTTACAAAATATACATTAGTAAATCCTAAAATAACTGACTGGCAACATGACTCAGTGGATCAATCAGCAAGTACCAAACTTATGCAAAATAAAATGTCTATTGCATACGAAAATGTGTATTATGATTATGGTAAAATACAAGGGTCTGAGCTTGATGGGTGGACACATTTTTACGATCAAACACCTAGTCCTCACCCTATCAACGGTGTTGGTGCATCTGACATTTTATACGGGCGTAATGGTGAAAGTTCGTTTGATAAACCTAGCAAAGATAGAGTGTTTGGTACCTTCCGACCACAAGTTCCTAATCAATTGCAACAGTTAGGAACTATATTACTTAAAAATTATGTTAATGCTAACGGCCTTACTCGTCAAAATGCAGTTGCATATAACATTGCTGGTAGTGTATTGAGTGCCTCACTAAGTACCGGTGCTGGAAAATATGCAAGCCCACCTAGCACAGAAAGTCAACCAGGTGTGTTTACATTACCAGGGGGTGTTGGTATTAATATATTCAAAGGATTCAATACAACAGTAGATGGCAAAATAAGAGCCAACCCTGCTGCAATATTATTTCCTCCTAAAGGTTAAAAATGTCTAGTTATTCAAATATTCCTCCAGCAGCAACTCCTAGTAATGATACAGTAAAAGCGTTTGACAATTATTACAAACAACCAACTGAATTAGAAGCAACCGTGTTTGCTGCTATGAAAGGATACTTTACTAATAGAGGGTTTGATGAAGTAGCAAGTGAATCAATTACAATTATTGTAATGACACAGGCACAATCTGATGGTTATAACCCTATGCAAATCCTCGATACACTTAGAGGATTAAGCAATGTAGAATTATCAGGGTTGGTATCTGAGTTATTAAATTATAATAGATTCAAATCTAGCAGTTTAGGAATTGCACAAACAATTCTTCCTAACGTAGAAATACAAAGAAGCATTATTGCATGAGTTTAAGATTTGCTAAAAGCATTTATCAGGTAAAAAACCTTGACAAATATGTAGGTTCTAAACTTCCTTATTGCAGGAGCAGTTGGGAAACTACATTCTGTTTATTCTGTGACAATAACCCAGCAATAGAACAATGGGCAAGTGAACCTGTTAAAATTCCCTACAGAGATCCATTAACAGGAAAACCTACTGTGTATGTTCCAGACTTTTTAATCTCCTATATTGATAGGAATATGAAAAAACATGCTGAACTGATTGAGATCAAACCTGCCAATCAAATGATTTTAGAAAAAGTAGGAAAGAATCCTTACAATCAAGCTCAATATGTAAAAAATATGGCCAAGTGGGCTGCTGCTGGTAAATGGGCACAGCAGCAAGGAATTAAATTTAGAATTATTAACGAACATGATATTTTCTCCAACACTAAGAAAATGAAATAAGTAATAGTATGACTAAACGACTCGAAGAACTATTAGATTTACCAACATCTAACAACAGTAAATTGATAGAACCTACTAGTGTAGACGCTACACCGGTTCCTACTATTGATATACAAGATAAGTTGGAAGAATTTGATAAAATTTCATCAGCATTACCCAGAGTAAAAGGGTTAGGCGATATAAGTGATGCAGAATTTGACAGTCTTGCAGCCAAAGCAGAACAAGCATACGATGATTTAATGGATCTAGGTATGAGTGTTGAAGCTAGACACGGCGCAAGAATGTTTGAAGTTGCAGCCACTATGCTAACTGCTGCAATTACTGCTAAAAGTGCTAAGATTGATAAAAAGCTAAAAATGATTGATTTACAGATTAAAAAATTAGCTATTGATAAAAAGAGTGGAGACGATTCAGGAAAAACTGTAGAAGGTGAAGGATACATCATTACAGATAGAAATAGTATCCTAGCAAAGTTAAAAGATTTGAAATCTTAATAAATAATACTATGAAAACATTTACTCAATACCTATCCGAGTCGGCTAAAAAGTACGACTTCCGTGTAAAAGTAGCCGGAGAGTTTACAACTGAGCAAGAATCATCAATGAAATCATTGTTGAGCAAATACTCAGTTAGTGGATTTAAAAAGTCCGGAACAACTCCGATTCAAGCACTACCATTAGATTTTCCTCAAGTTAAAAACTGTGAAGTAAGCATCTATGAAGTAGTTTTAGATTATCCTACAACACAGCAAGAACTTACAGAATATCTAAGCAGTTCATTAGGTGTTAACAAAAGTCATCTTGTAGTACGTAGTCCTAACGAGCATACTGAAGAATATCAACACGTAGAACCAAAGCGTGAAGGTGCGTTACTTGATGATCCAGACTACAAAGAAGCAGGTAGTCCTAAGTTTGAAGATTATTATGGTGACAAATATAATACAGGGTTTGTTAAAGAATTAAACGATATTCTCAAACTTCAGCGTAAAGCACGTGGCGAAGAAATTCCTACTGAAGGCGCCGCAAAATTCAATACTGATACTGATGTAAAGCAAGAAAGCCTTTTAAAGGCCCCACAAGACCCAAGGAAATAATTATGCAAATGATCGATGTAATGAAGCGTTTAGCTGAACTTGACAGCACTAACCCTACTATAGTTAAAGAATCTCAACAAGTTGAAGAATGCGGTATGATGCCTGAAATGGGCATGGGTATGGGTAGTCCAGCAATGCCTGCTAGCATTAATATGACTGCTGGCAGCGGTGAAGAACTTAGCAACATGTTGGCTACTATTATGCAACTAGCAGGTGTTAAACCACATGGTGCAGAAGAACCAATGAGTGCAGAACCAGCTGTAGCAATTGCAACAGAACCAGAAATGGATTCTAATGCAGACATGCGTTCAGTTATGGATCTAATGAATGAACCAGAAGCAGGCGATGAAGATGACGGACTTGCTGGATTAGATCGTGACCACGATGGCGACCATGATATGGATGATCACAACATGGAAAAAGAAGAAGGATATTACCAAGATCCTGACGGAGATGAAGATTCAGCAGCAGATCAAGCAGATCAAGCAGATCACGAAAGACGCGGTCGTGAAGAAGAAATGGGAGAGTATGATAATAGTCCTAACAGCCCAATCAAGCCTCCGATGTTCAATGCTAATCAGTATGCTAATCAAGAAAATCAGCCAGGCCAAGGCAACCGCATGGATGGAACAAGTCCTAAAGCATACGCTGATATGAAAGAAGCAACCGCTGATTTGTTTGCTCAATACAAAAAGTTTGTATCCGAAAGTAACGGAATGTCTCAGCTAGAACAAAAGATTCGTGCTCGACTAGAAAAATTACATAATGAAATGGAACCAGAATACGCCTACGAAAAAGTAGCACGCGAATTTGGTATGGATCAAGAGGAACTGCAAGATAAATTAGCTCACGGGTTTGGTATATCTGAAGCATATAATCCAAACTCCGCTGATGCTACACACTCTCGTGATGTAAATGCATCCCACAAAGCTGACCTCAAAAAGAAAGCTGATGCTGGCGACGAGGGTGCTAAAAAGCGCCTAGCCGCAATGAAAGACAAAGAAGATACTAGACGCAATGATTATAATGATCGTATGGAACGAGAAAGTGTAGAAGAAGGCAAACCAAGTGCTGGTATGAGCAAAGGTGAAAAATCATCACTTGCTAAGAAAGCAGCAGCGGGTAAAGACATTGGCAAGCCAGGTAAGAGCTTTGATAAAATTGCCTCTAAAGCAGGTGGTGGCGAAAAAGGTAAGAAAATTGCAGCCGCAGCAATGTGGAAAAACGCTGCAAAGAAATAAAAACTTTAGGATGTAATCCAAATAGCTCCTCCGGGAGCTATTTTTTTCAGTAAATAACATTATGGGATCAAAAAATTTAGACGGCCAACTAGTAAAAAAGGCCCACAGCACACAGAAGTTTACGGAAGAACAAATTGATGAATTAATGAAATGTTTGGATCCTGTTGATGGACCACATTATTTCTTAGAACACTTTTTTCATATACAACACCCTATAAGGGGTAAACTACTGTATGCACCGTTTGCTTATCAGAAGCGTTTAATTGATAGCTATCATACCAATCGTTTCAATGTAAACTTACTACCACGTCAAACTGGTAAAACTACTACAGCAGCAGGATACCTACTGTGGTTTGCTATGTTTGTACCTGATAGTACTATCCTAGTAGCAGCGCACAAACACACAGGCGCACAGGAAATTATGGCCCGTATTAGATATGCATATGAATTATGCCCGGACCATATTCGAGCCGGTGCAACTAGCTATAACAAGCAAAGTTTAGAATTTGAAAACGGTAGTCGTATTGTAGCGCAAACTACCACAGAAACAACAGGTCGTGGTATGTCATTATCATTACTATATGCCGACGAGTTTGCATTCGTACCACCAAATATTGCCAGTGAATTCTGGACTTCAATTAGTCCTACACTATCAACTGGTGGTAAAGCAATTATTACTAGTACTCCAAACAGTGATGAAGATCAGTTTTCTCAAATTTGGAAAGAAGCAAATAACAAATTTGACGAGTATGGAAACGAACAAGAATTAGGAAGAAACGGTTTTTACCCATTTAGAGCATACTGGCATGAACATCCAGATCGTGATGAAAAATGGAAAGCAGAAGAAACTGGACGTATTGGAGAAGAACGATTCCGTCGAGAACATGATTGCGAATTCTTGGTATTTGATGAAACATTGGTTAGCAGTATTAAATTAGCAACTCTTGAAGGCTCTCGTCCTATAATGAATATGGGTGAAGCTAGATGGTATAAGAAAATTAACCCAATGAGTACTTATATTGTATCATTAGATCCTAGTCTTGGAACAGGTGGCGACCCTGCTGCTATACAAATAGTAGAAATACCTAGTTTTGATCAAGTAGGAGAATGGACACATAACCTTACTACAGTACAAGGACAAGTGAGAATTTTACGAGATATTTGTAATTATATTAATGACGAGTGTGTTAAGAAAGGCGCATCAGCTAGTATGTATTATAGTGTAGAAAATAACAATATTGGCGAAGCAGCTCTTGTAGCTATTAATGAAATAGGGGAAGAAAGTATTCCAGGAATGTTCTTAAGTGAACCTATTAAGAAAGGGCATGTGCGCAGATTCCGCAAGGGATTTAATACTACCCACTCAGTTAAGATTAATGCCTGTGCTAAATTAAAATACCTAATTGAAACTGACAGATTAAAGATTAATTCCAAAGCATTTATTAGTGAACTAAAAACGTTTGTAGCAAAAGGATTAAGTTTTGAAGCAAAAGTAGGAGCACATGACGATCTTGTTAGTTCTATGTTATTGGCATTACGTATGATAATGGTTCTACAAGACTGGGATCCTGCCATTTATGATCGCATGAGAGAAGAAAAAGACGACGAGTTTATTATGCCAATGCCGATATATATGAACTCCTATTAATAAATACATATATGAAACCTATCCAAATTATATCACAAGACCTTTTTGACAAAGTACGCAGCCGTTTTACCAATTTAGAAATGGGTGACGAAACCGGCGCAGTTACAATTGATCCTGCAGAAGCTAGGTTTTTTGATTTTGACTTTGTTAATGAAGGTGTTAATTTAGGAAGAGTTAGTATTAGTTTAAACGATCTTGGCAGTTTAAAAATATATTACAGCCAGGGTATTACAGAAAATCAGGATGATCAGGCTACACAAATGTGGTTTAATTTTCTTAAAGAAATGCGATTCTTTTCCATGCGTAGATTGCTACGTTTTGATACTCGCGATATTGCAAAAAATAATCTTGATAAAAATGATTTTCAACATTTGGCCGCAACACAAGGCCCTAAGGAAGAACCAGATATGACTATGAACGAATCACGTTGGAACCAAAAGAGTTCTAGCAAAACTAGCCGCGCAGTACAAGGTGCTACTGAAGTTATTGTAAGACATGCAAAACCAGTGGATCCAATGTATGCAGGTAGCCGCAGTCAAAAGAAAAACATTAAAGCTATCTACATTCAAAATGCAGACGGCGAGCGTTTTAAATATCCGTTTATCCATCCAGCTGGTGCGTTTGCTATGGCGCAACACGTTGATCACGGCGGAGTTCCACACGATCCAGCAGGTAAAGCTATTGTTAAGATGAGCGAAGATCTTGCTCAATTACAAGAATTTCACAGACATATCCAACGTAGTTCGTTGCACGACGATGCAATGGGAATTACCGAACGGGCTCTAAGCCGAATGGAAGAATTAAAAGCACATATATCAGCATTAGGCAAACGCCAACATTACGAATCATGGATTAACGAATTTACAGGTACCGACGACAGCGAAGATATGGTGCTCGATGCCGTAACCCTTGAAGACTATAAGAGTAAATTTACACAAACAAATTTCCAAGAAGAATTAGCAAGTTTCTTCCCATTATTACATAGAATTATGAGCGAAACTAATACAGTTGACTTAGAGTCATATGTTAGTGAAGCAACCTGCTCAAAATGTCATTGCGATCCATGTGAGTGCGATGACGAAGAAGAAGTTAAAGAAAGTGCGTTTGCACAATTTGAAGATTGGGCTGAAGCAACAGAACAAGGCAAACTTACAGACGATCAAATAGCAGAACTTAAATCAGCAATCGAGGCATTACCACAAGGACCAAAAGGACCAGAGTTAGATCTTGAAACAGCAAATAATTTCTTTAGTGAATTTGGACTTGATGATCCAGATTTGCAACAAGCATTTCAAGACGAATCAAGTAGAGATCCTGAAATACAAGCAACTCCTTTACAAATATTACAATCATGGGCAAATAAAAATTATCCAGAATTAGTAACAGCACTAGGAATGGAAGGAGCAGAAGAACCTGCACCTCCAGCTGCTCCTCCAACAGACCCTGCAATGGCTCCAGCCCCTGCTCCAGTAGAACAACCAGTAGCAGAAGGTGCCGATGGCGCTTCTATGGTACAGGAAGTTGCTCAAATTGTTAAGAGTTTTTACAATAAAGACAATCCCGAAGTTGGCCCATTCCGTGGCCCTGAAGGTATTGCCATTGATGTAGAAAAACAAATCAGTGAAAAATTTGGTGAAGAAGCTGGTCAACAAGCACGCCAAATGGCTGAAATGTTTATGGACAAACTTACAACTGAATGGACCGCACGTCATGGACAAACTGGTGCAGTTGACAGCGGCGACGGTCTTGCTAGACTAAAAGAACTATTAGGCAATGTAAAATCAAAAGTAGAATGTTATAGCCCAGCCGGTGAAAAAAGTGCAGGCGGATTAGACATGATGAGAGAATTGTTAGACAGCGTTAAATCCAAAGTAGAAGCATATGCACCAAGTCAGGAAAACGAAGGTATGTTAGATAAAGCAAAAGAATTTGGTAAAAAAGTTCTAGACAAAGTTGCACCCGGTGATGATGAATTGTTAAAGCGTCTTGAAAAAGACACCGGCGGCAAGCGTCCTAATATGTATAACAAACCTGAACAGAAAGAAAATACCGAATTAGAAAGCATTATGAAATTGGCTGGGCTCGGTGAAGGCGGATTTCCAAAAAAAATTAGTAAAAAAGAAGTTGATAATTTTCAAAAGAAACACAATGAAAAATTAAAAGGTCGTGAAGTAAATCGCCAAGAACAAGAAAAAAATAAGAAAAAATAATTGGCAAAATATAATCAAAATTAGCAGCCACCGAGGTTGCAATGATAAATAGATGTGTGTATACTTAACCGTATGCACACATTTTTCTTTTAGTCAGTTGGCTTTAAGGAAGAGGCATAATACATTTTATAAAGGCAAAACATTATGGCAACATTAGCAGAAATTCGCGCAAAATTACAAGCATCATCACAACAAGGCGGCGGACAATCCGGCGGCGGTGATAATGCAATTTACCCTCACTGGAACATGCCAGAAGGTACAACTACTACAGTTCGTTTCCTTCCTGACCAAGACCCCAACAACACTTTTTTCTGGATTGAACGAGCAATGATCAAATTGCCATTCGCCGGTGTCAAAGGTGAAACAAATTCCAAGCCAGTGACTGTACAAGTTCCTTGTATGGAAATGTGGGGAGAGACATGTCCAGTATTGACAGAAGTGCGTCCATGGTTCAAAGACAAATCTTTGGAAGATATGGGTCGTAAGTATTGGAAAAAGAAGTCTTATGTGTTCCAGGGCTTTGTTGGTGACAGCAAGCTACAAGAAGACGGTAAGATACCAGAGAATCCAATTCGTCGTTTCATCATTGGTTCACAAATTTTTAACATTGTTAAGAATGCATTGATGGATGCTGAGATTGAAGAATTGCCAACAGACTACGTTCGTGGTTTGGATTTCAAGATTGCAAAAACATCTAAAGGTGGATATGCTGATTACTCTACTAGTACTTGGGCTCGTCGCGAACGTGCTTTGAGCGAAGCAGAACATGCAGCAATTGCACAGTATGGTCTGTTTGATTTGAAGAGCTTCCTTCCTAAGAAGCCAGGCGAAGTTGAACTTAGAATTATCGCAGAAATGTTTGCAGCATCAGTTGATGGTGAAGCATATGATGGCGATCGTTGGGGTCAATACTTCAAGCCAGCAGGATTTGGTGGTAGTGGTTCGGCAACTGGTAGCGCATCAACAGCGGCTCCTAGGCCTGTAGCAGCACCAGCAGCAACTCCAATTGAGGAAGACGACGTCCCTTTTGAACCTGCGGCAGCAACTCCCGCTAAAGTGGTTGCAGCAGAAGCACCAAAAGCAAGTGGTGGTGAAGCAGGTTCTCGTGCAGCAGATATCATCGCAATGATTCGTAGCCGCCAACAAGCAAGCTAAGGAGTAGAAGATGGGAAAAGCATTTGATATTTCTAAGTTTAGAAAGTCAATTACCAAGTCCATTGAAGGACTAGGTATTGGCTTTAATGATCCAACTGACTGGATCTCAACTGGTAATTATGCTCTTAACTATCTTATCTCGGGGGACTTCTTTAGGGGAGTTCCTCTTGGTAAAGTTACAGTATTTGCCGGTGAAAGTGGTGCTGGAAAGAGTTATATCTGTTCTGGTAACATTATTCGTCATGCGCAGGAACAAGGCATTTATGTTATTCTAGTTGATAGCGAAAACGCTCTTGATGAAAAATGGTTGTTGGATTTGGGCGTTGATACCAGCGATGATAAGTTGTTGAAACTTAATATGGCTATGATTGACGATGTGGCAAAAACTATATCTGAGTTCATGAAAGAGTACAAAGTTATGCCCGAGGAGTCACGTCCTAAGGTATTGTTTGTAATTGATTCATTGGGTATGTTGTTAACTCCAACTGACGTAAATCAGTTCGAAGCAGGTGAAATGAAAGGTGACATGGGTCGTAAACCTAAAGCACTTACAAGTCTTGTTCGTAACTGTGTGAATATGTTTGGTAGTTACAATGTTGGGTTAGTTTGCACTAACCACACATACGCCAGTCAAGATATGTTTGATCCAGATGACAAGATTAGTGGCGGACAAGGATTTGTTTATGCAAGTTCTATTGTAGTTGCTATGAAGAAACTTAAACTGAAAACTGACTCTGATGGCAATAAATCTTCAACTGTTTACGGTATCCGTGCAGCCTGTAAGATTATGAAAACACGTTATGCAAAGCCGTTTGAATCAGTTCAAGTTGAGATTCCATATACAACTGGTATGAGTCCGTTTAGTGGATTAGTTGATTTGTTTGAAGACAAAGGTAAGTTGAAGAAGGAAGGCAACAGTCTTGTTTATGTAACTAAAGATGGCGAAATTATTAAACAATTCCGCAAGGCTTGGGAACGTAATGAGAAAGATGGGTTAACTGTTATGATGGCAGAGTGGGATGACATTGAAGTCAAGTCATCTCTAATTGAAGAAACTGAGGAAGAATAATATGGAAGAAGATCTAATTATTGGCGTATGGGATACTTTTAAAGATTATGTCCCTGAAAAGAATCGTGACACCGCAGCACATCATTTTGTAGATTTTTTAATTGGACAAGATGTAGAGCTGTCAGTGCTCGAAGCAGTTATGGGATACGATACTCATCTCGATAACGCAATTCAAATTATCGTAGAAGAAAACGACGAAGAAAAATCAATCGACGAAGAAGACGATTATAACGAAGAAGAGGATTAATAATGAATTGGTACAGCAAAGTAAGCAAGGATATTGCTCACTTGCCAGGCTGTATTGATCACTATTATCTTGAGTTAGAAGAAGCAAGGCGAGAGATTAAAGTACAAGGTAACTTGGAAAAATCTTCCGCCTCTTTGCCTGGCTATGTCGAGCAACGGTTTAATCAACTTCAAGAAATTGAAGGTATTTTAGAATATCTAAATATTGAACTGCGACGCCTACGTTCCAAAACATTTAAAAAATATTTGGAAAATTATCAACGTGCTCTAACCAGTAGAGATGTTGACAAATACGTAGATGGTGAAGCAGATGTGGTAGATATGGAGAAGATTATCAATGAATTTGCATTACTTCGAAATCAATGGCTCGGCATTATCAAAGGTTTAGATATCAAACAATGGCAATTAAGTAACATCATAAAACTCCGAACAGCCGGAATGGAAGATGTAGTAATTTAACATAGAAAGGACTTGCGTCCTTTCTTATTTTGTGTTATAATAGTATTATCATGTATATTGAAGATATTTTAGGCATCCTGACCTTTAGAGTCCAAGTAAATCCATTTGATTCAAATTTAATTACTAGTTTCTACGACCAGATATGTAAAGGATCTGGCCTTACTGCAAAACAATCACATGTTGCACTTAAAATTATCAGCAAATATATTGATAAAATTAATACAGCGGCAGGTAACGATTTAACCATGGCAATTGCTAATCCTACATATAGATTGGGTATTAGATCTATTGCTACTACAAAAAATATATCCATTTTTACCAATAAAGATTCTCTTAAATTTGTTAAGGTACAGTTTCCATATAACGAAGCAATGGTTACTGAGATTAAAAAGATTAAATCAACTTTTATATATAATTCATGGGATTCTGACGACAAAGCATGGATTTTTTCATTAGAGGGTAAGACAATTGAATTCTTTGGATCGTGGACTACTACCTATAATTTCACCGTTGATGAAGAATTTAAAAATCTTGTCGACCAACTTCCACTGGTAGATATCAATTTTGAAAGTATTATACCACATGTGGCATTTGATGGAGAAAATATCAAATTTAACAATGTACATTCCACTGTTAACCAACCAACTAGTAATGATATTGTGAAAACACTATTTGAAGCTCGACGGTACGGAATCCAACAATGGGACGATTCAATTGAAAATATACTAACTGATAACCATTCCACAAGCATCATCCAGGACTACTTAAAAACAACCCCAAATGAGCCATTTTCCATAAATTTAGAGGAAAAATCCTTATTGGAATTAATTCCAATTATTAATAATTTGTCCCCATGCATTGTTGCAGTACCGGGAGGAAACGAATTTAGTAAAACAAAAACTGCATTGGAGTTGCTAAAAGCATCTGGAATTGAAAATCACGAAATTAGTGTTTTATTTCGATTACCATCAGAAACTGGTGAAGAATTTAATAATTTTGTTAAAGAAGAAAAACTGAACTCTCCAATTTCAAGCACAACCAAAGCAATAATTGTTAGTGGTAAGATTCCAAAACCAGTGTTTGAGTCAAAGTTGAACTTTAATTGCGTGATAAACTTTAATTTTTATAATGTTCACTATACACTTGCTAATTTCATTAAAAGCCAGCATAATGTTATTAACGTATTAGCAGATAAAAAATCAAAAGGATCATAGATTGGCAACATGTAAGGTTATTATTAAAGATGAGGTAAATGTTAAGATTGATAATCTTGATCTTGATACTCGAAAGGCGTTGGTTAAGAAATTCAAGTACGAAGACCCCACTGCTCGCTTCAGACCCAGCTATAAATTAGGTCGGTGGGACGGTGCAATTAGTTTCTTCGGTCTAGGAGGAACTACCTATCTTAGTATGCTTGGACCAGTATTGGAATACTTAGAGAGTAAGAATTTTTATGTTGAAGTTGAAGATCATCGTCACCCAACTTTACTAGAATTTCCTGAGATTTTTGAGGATTTTTGGGGTGACCAAACATGGCCGGAAGGGCATCGGTTTGCCGGAGAAAAGATTAGACTACGCGATGACCAAGTTGATGCGGTTAATATTTTCTTAAAGAATCCACAATGTATTCAAGAAATTGCCACCGGTTTTGGTAAGACAATTACCACCGCAACTTTGAGCAAAATCTGTGAAAAATACGGTCGAACAATAACCATTGTTCCTAACAAAAGTCTTGTTGAACAAACTGAAGAAGACTTTATTAACTGTAAATTAGACGTAGGTGTGTACTACGGAGACAGAAAAGACCTCGATAAAACCCATACAATCTGCACTTGGCAAAGTTTGAATATTTTGGACAAAAACTCCAAAAATTGGAATGAAGCAGCCTGTGCTCGTTTAGAGATGTTATTGGACAATGTTCAATGTGTTATGGTTGATGAGGTACATATGGCCAAGGCTGATGTACTTAAAAACTTGTTAACAAAGAATCTTGCCAATGCTCCTATACGTTGGGGATTGACTGGAACTATACCAAAAGCTGAACACGAATTTCAAAGTATTCGTGCAAGTTTAGGTGAGGTAGTAAACAGAATTGCTGCTCACACATTGCAAGAAGCGGGAGTATTGAGCAACTGCCATGTGAACATTGTACAGACTGCTGAATGGAAAGAGTTTGGTAGCTATGCAGAAGAATTAAAATATTTGGTCACTGATAATACCAGGATGCAATACCTCAGTGACATGATCAAAGGCATTGCTGAAACAGGTAATACATTAGTATTGGTTAATAGAATTGATTCGGGTAAAGCATTAGTTGAAATGAATCCAGAAGCTGTATTTGTATCAGGTGAAGTAAAAACTACAGCACGAAAGAAAGAATATGACGAAGTTAAAACTGTTGACAATAAGATTATTGTGGCGACTTACGGCGTGGCCGCTGTTGGTATTAATATCCCTAGGATTTTTAATCTGGTTCTTCTTGAGCCCGGAAAGAGCTTTGTCCGCGTTATACAAAGCATTGGGCGAGGCATTAGAAAAGCAGACGACAAAGACTTTGTACAAATCTGGGATCTTACCGCAAGCACAAAATACGCAAAGAGACACTTGACAGAACGAAAGAAGTTCTATAAGGATGCTAAGTATCCATTCACAATTGAGAAAGTAAAATATATATAACTCATTTAGAAAATAACAGTTTCCTCGATTCTGATATTTTCTTTTTGGTTTCTTCGGATCGAGGCTTTCCTTTTTTTGAATCAGACATCTTAATCTTAGTTTCAGTTGACCTAACTATACCAGTTAACTTTTGTGAAATACTATCTTTATGTTCTTGAGAGATCGGCTTCCTGTATTGTCCTTTCTGACTCTCTGATATTTTCTTTTTAGCCTCTGCAGAATGTTTATAACCTGTGTTTGATTCTGATATTTTTCTTCTAGTTTCAGGTGAGATTGTTCTTCCGTTTATTGCTATCGTGTCTCGCATTTTTTGTTTTTGTTCCTCGCTCATCAATTTACCTTTGTTAGGGCTAGGCTTTCCTTTTCGAGCATCTGATATTTTCTTTCGAGTTTCTGCAGACACAATTTTATTTGTATGTCGATCAGACATTTGTTGAGAAAATTTTAACTTCGCAATCTCGTAAAATTTACCTTTAGAAATCTCTCGTGCTTGCCCTTTGTTATTAACTCGCAAAATCATCCATGCAGCATACCACATCTTTTTAATATGTTGTTCGTCGTCTAGCATTTTGGGTAATAGTAAATGAACTAACCTATGTTCTTGCGCAGTTAATTCTACTAAATTATTCTTGGAATTTGATCCGCCGATTGATTTGGGAATTATATGATGGCTTTCCTTATAACTTTCTTTTGATAATTCTCTTGACTTTGCCCGAGTGATAATGTTATTATAGCAGTTAGTATACTTGTTATTTAAATACATGCTTCTTCCTTGTATGTATTGTTATTTATAGGAGAACAAAATTCAGATACTCACATTAGACGACGAGATTTTTTATCTCAATGAATTACCAGAAGAAGTAGATGACGATCTAAGATTTGCTGTGTTAGATAATAGTGATAGTTCAAACCCTGATTACTTTTTTATTCCACTTATCTTTTTGGAGAGCTTTACTGGACCAGCAGCCGTACTAAAAATTGGACCACATGAACTTACCATGCCTTTAGATTGGTGTGCTATTGTTGGTGATCCAGAAGGACCGGATATGGAAGTGCTACCATTAACAAGTTTAAATGATAGAGGATTTAAGACATTTTGTTTCAACCCACTTTCAAGTTTCCGACCGGAGTTTCACGAGATTGATATCATTGATGTTTATCAAGATGTTAAATGGTACTTCCCAAAAATGAAACCCGGACAACTACTAGCAACTCCGTTACATGCTGGTAAGAAACCAACCTGTGCATATTTTGTTAAAGAAGTTAGTCGTCAAAGTGAACTGGTGGATTATACAAGGTGCTGGTAAATGGCCACAATATTTGAAAGTCCGGACGGGGGCGAAACAGTTTATGCCAGAGAAGCAGGCGAAACTACTCGCACCTTGCATTCTGAAAGTGAAAAGAAAAAGTCTCTTCATGATCAAATTATGGAATCTCAACTGTGGGGTAATATTCACCGTGCAGCTCTTACCAATACTACTTTACAAGAAGCATTAAATCGTGTTAAAGTAGTGTACTACTTAACTGAAGATTACGAGAAAAGATATGGCAACCGCAAAACTTGATATTAAGCGTGAACTAGGTGCAGTTGATACTAAGAACTACGACTTCTACGAAAATCTTACTGACGAAGAAAAAAAAGCATTTAGTCCTTATATACTGATGCGTTATACAGCTAACGTCCAAGGAGATAGAGATATACAGGAATGGTTTGTAGAAATGACCAATGAAATGGTCAATAAGAATCATTGGGATTTGAGTAAGGATCATAAAGCATTATTATGGAAATTATTTGCCACATGCGGTGTTGGCAAAAGTTTTTATCATCCTTATCTTGCAGCAGGTAAAAAAGAAAAAGCTAATAAAATTGAAAAGCTATTGGCAGAGTTATATCCTGCAATGAAAATGTCCGACATTAAATTAATGGCTAGTATGATGGACAAAAAGGACAAAGAAGAACTGTTTGACAAGATGGGGTTTGATAAGAAACAACGGAAAGAATATGAATAATTTATTTGAGGGATTGGACGATAGAACAAAAACTTGTGGGATATGCTTAACTGCATTGCCTTTGTCGATGTTTGGAACAGACGGCGGTGCAAAATATCTTCGATATGAATGTAAGTCGTGCGCCCGTGCCCAATCGGCTCATCTTAAAAATTTAAAAAAGACTGCACCGCTAAGATCTAAAAATTATATATGCCCTATTTGTAATAGGAATGAAGAAGAAGCAAAAGGACATAATCCCAATAAAAAAGGTGTTTGGTGCGCCGACCACGACCATGCATCTGGAAAATTTCGAGGATGGTTATGTTATAAATGTAATTTAGGTTTAGGAAATTTTAATGACGATCTTAACAGACTGTTACGTGCAAAAGAATATTTAGAAAAGCAAACATGATAGCATTAGTAAATCAACCTTATTCCTGTGTACATTGCAAGAAAAGTTTCATGCAAGAGAAAACTCTTGTGGCTCATATGTGCGAACGAAAAAGGCGTGCTTTACAAAAAGATGAGAAACGTGTTCAAGCAGGCTTTATGGCCTATAATAGATTTTGGCAACTGACACAAAATTCTAAACAACCTAAATCATATGATAGCTTTGCTGATAGCAGTTATTATAATGCCTTTGTTAAGTTTGGTAGTTTTGTGAATAATGTTAATCCACTCTATCCAGATAAGTTTATTGACTATGTAATTAAGAGCGGTGTTAAACTGGATCATTGGTGTAGAGATGAACTATACGAAAAATATTTGTTTGATATACTCAAAGTAGAACCAGTTGAAAGTGCTGTACAAAGAACATTACAAACCATGATGGAATGGGGTGATTCTCACTGTGAGAATTTTTCATACTACTTTTCACATGTTAGTTTAAACAAAGCAGTACATGATATACTTAATGGTAAGATTAGTTTTTGGGTTATTTTGAATAGCACCTCGGGAAAAACTATGATTAGTAATATGAGTGATGAACAATTGGTAATGATTGCTCCTGTATTTGATATTCAAGTGTGGATGAAAAAGTTTAGACACAGTCCTGCAGATGTTGCATTAGTACATGAAATTATTAATGAAATTGGATTAACATAAATGTCAATTGATGTTAAGGCATTCGGAGATGCAAATTTTATAACAGAGAAAGTTAGAGAACTTAAATCAATGGGTTTAGTACAAGGCATTGATTTTGACTTTTCATTTATACCTCACTCATACCATTATAATCCCATTGAGGAAGTTAGAAAACATGCGGTCTTTACATTCTACGCTGAGAAATATGCAACCTTCTACGCATTGAAATGGATATGACAAAATTTAAAATTAATTACTCTAATAGTAAAGAAGTAGAGCAATGGTGTATGCAATTCATTGGTCCTCGGATGTATTATCTACCTAAACGAATAGGCGGACAAGGATGGACTATACATGATCACTGTTCTCCTACTCCTGTGATTGCTATAGAAGATAACAAACACGCCCTGATGGCCATGATAAAATTTGGAGCATAATATGAATAATACAGTAAAAGAATTTTGTGGACATCACTGCATTAATGTGCTTGATACAAACAAAAGAGCAAGCCGTTATCATAAAGTCAATATAAAGTACTTTAGAGATCCTATGGATTTCAATCGAGTTTACGAAGACGTTGTAGTTGATAGCGAACCCTTGTATACTGTAGAGATTGCAGAAAGTGAATTAGAACGTATTGCAACTTTCGAATCAGAAGTGTTTAACAACATGAAGAAACAAGGCCATTACCGAATGTTTGAAACACTAATGGCACAAAAAGAAGAAGAACGTAGGCTACGTGACAAATATCCAGCAGTGCAGAAAGCCTACGAATACTATAGTTTAATGCTAAAATTAGCAGAAAGTGGAGAACTATGAATCAAGACGTAATGAGAATAGTGATAGTAACCGGAGGCTTTGATCCAATGCATTCAGGGCATGTTACATATCTTAGAGATGCAAGAGCACTTGGACACATGTTAATAGTAGGATTAAACTCCGACGATTGGCTTACCCGTAAAAAAGGTAGACCGTTTATGCCCTATTATGAGAGATGGGCAGTCCTGTTAGGATGCAGGTATGTTGATGGTGTTATTAGTTTTGATGACTCTGATGGGTCTGCACGTGATGCAATTCGTAAAGTCATGCAGCAATATCCCGGTGCAGAAATTATCTTTGCTAATGGCGGAGATAGAACTGAGGCTAATATTCCAGAAATGGATGTTAATGATTTAAGAGTTAATTTTGTATTTGGTGTAGGTGGTGTAAACAAAGCAAACTCTAGTAGTTGGTTGCTAGAAGATTGGAAAGCACCCAAGACCTTACGCCCCTGGGGTTACTATCGTATACTCCATGATGTAGCAGGTTGCAAAGTTAAAGAACTAACTGTAGAGCCGGGTAAAAGTTTAAGTATGCAACGTCATGAGCATAGATCAGAATATTGGTTAGTTACAGAAGGCGAATGTAAAGTAGAAAAAGAACTCGGAGCATTGCTTGTACGCAAACATGAGACTGTACAAATTGCAAAAGAACAATGGCACCAACTAAGCAACCCTTTCACAGAACCTTGTAGATTGGTAGAAGTACAATACGGTGATCATTGTGTTGAAAATGACATTGAAAGGAAATAAGATGAACATACCAAAAGTTGGAAGCAAGTGGACAGAACAAAATGGACATATGATATTTCGAGTATTACATACTATAGAATTAGATGGACATACATGGGTACATTATCGAGATAATGATAACGGTGAAAAAGAATATAGTTGTTATGTGGAAAGTTTCCTAACAAGATTTACTGAGATTCCAACTTGAAACAAAAGTTTATTGACCTTTACATGGCATGGGCAGATCGTACAGCCCAACTAAGTCATGCACGTAGACTACAGGTAGGTGCTGTTATTGTAAAAGATGACAGTGTTATCAGTTATGGATATAACGGTATGCCTGCAGGTTGGGATAACAACTGCGAGAATAAAATGTACATAGACGGAACGGCCGGCGGCTGGCTAAGTTCTGAAGAGATTGAAGAACAATGGCCATTTGAAGAAACTCACGGCGAGTTACAAGATCAAAAAATACGTTACAAGTTGAAAACTAAACCAGAGGTGTTACATGCGGAATCGAATGCAATTGCTAAATTGGCTAAAAGCACCAACAGTGGTTTGGGCGCTACTTTGTTTATTACCCACGCTCCATGTTTGGATTGTGCAAAACTTATCTACCAAAGTGGTATTGGCAGTGTTCTATATAGGAACGCTTATAGGGATACTAGTGGTATTACGTTTTTGGAAAAATCCGGAGTAGAGGTTAAACAAATAAATGCCTGATATCGATATTGACTTTGCTGATAGAAAACAAGCACTTGAGTTGATCAAGCATATTCCTGCGAGTATAGAATCAAATGGAACTTTTAAGAAACACAATACTGGTGTGTATTGTCATTCTATTCCCTACAATCCCCTAAGTGATACTGCAAGTATTGAATATAAAGCAGCAGAGGAACGAGGTTATTTTAAGATTGATTTCTTGAATGTTAATGCGTACACAGGAGTACGGAATGAAGAACATCTTGTTCAATTGATGAACATTGAACCATTATGGGATTTGTTAGAAGAGAAAGAAGTATGTGATCAATTGTTTCACATTAACGGTTATCATCAATTATTAGGACAGTTAAAACCAACTAGTATTGTTGAACTAGCCATGGTACTTGCTATGATTCGTCCTGGTAAAAAACATCTCTTCCCAATATGCAAGGAAAAAGGCTTCGATGCTATTAAGGATGAAATATGGACTAAAACTGAAGATTCCTATTTCTTTAAAAAGGCACATGCTATTTCCTATGCTAGTGTCATTGTTGTTCAATTAAATTTAATTTGCGAACGGATTAGCTACGGATACTCTTAGGATTTCTAACTAACTGTATTGACTTACGTTTGATTCTTTTTTCTGCAATTTCACTAAGATTCACTGTGGGCCCAAATACCATTTCAACATCTTTACTACTAAAAGTTTTAATGTAAGGCTTGAAAGTTTGCATTTCTTTTTTTAGAAAGATGTTGATAGGTATTTTTCTATTACTTTCCCACCACCAAACTTCACCTAATTCTAAAAATAATACTTTTTTAGTTTCATCTATTATCATAGATAAGTCATACATACTGGATACATAGTCATCACAGTTGACAATAATACCCACATACTCTCGGTCGTTGGACTTTAAACAGGATATAAATGGAAATTTTTCGTGGAATTGGTTACTCATTAAGTTTTAAATAAATACATTATGCAAATTTTACCAATCTATTTATACGCAAATAAACTTGATGTGATACTAGATCTGGACGACACAATCAGGGGAGTTAATCAAGTTATGTATCAACGCGATCTAACAATACAAAAGGGAATTAAGAATCAAGTAAGAATTCAATTCAAAAACAGCGACCAAAAAAGAATATCAATATCCACTACACAAACATTCGTGTTTAGTATGTTTGACGCTATAAATCAACGTCTTATGATTGAAAAGGAACTTACGGTGCTTGCGGAAACTACTAGCACCAAAGGTACCGCATTGCTAACTCTAACTGAAAGCGATACACTAGACTTAGATAAATCAAGCTATACATATAGTGTAAAAGTAAAAGATAACGACGGAACATATACTGCTGCTTATGCTAATACTTACTACGGTATGAACGGCACGATACATATTTCTAACGATATATATCCTGTATTGAAAGATAGTGCTGAAATTACCAGCTTCAACCCTGATTACAATAACACTACTCGTCTATATGAACACAAGAGCGGAAAAATATATGCGTTTCCTGAATATAACGGAAATACAGCATTGCATACCGTGGCACTTTATATGACCGCATATAAAGGAACTGTGTTGATACAGGGTACATTAAATAACTCTCCAAATGGTGATTCTGATTTTTATACTGTGTCTACAATTCCATATACTGGATTTACTGGCGTGGACTATGTAAACTTCAATGGCGTATTTACATATATACGTATTGTTTATATACCGGCCACTGCACCTGCTGGCACAATTAACAATAATCCTAATTTCTTCGGTTCGTTTGACAAAGTATTGTACAGAAGTTAAACTAGTGCATGAATCAAATTCAGGCAGCAATACATACATTATTACCAGGTAACAGAAAACTAACTTCCGGCGGATGGATAAGTTTCAATGCGGTTTGCTGCCATCATAGAGGCAATCGTGCCGATACTAAAAAACGTGGCGGCGTACTCTTTACTGATGAAGGATTTACTTTCCATTGCTTTAACTGCGGATTCAAGGCAGGATGGAGCCCTGGCAAACTACTAAGCAACAACACAAAACTTCTATTCAAATGGTGTGGCATGGGAGATACCGATATTAGTAAACTCGGTCTGCTGACTCTGAAATTTAAAGAGGATCAACCACAAGTTAAAAAAGAATTGGTGTTTGAACTATTGGAAAAACCTTTGCCAGAAGGCACAATGTCTATTATGGAATGGATTAATACTGCATACCTTCCGGACATAAGTGAAGACCTGGATAAAGTTGTAGAATATATATTGGGTCGCGGTATGACCCTTGAGTGGTACGACTGGCACTGGAGTGCAGCACCTGGATTTAAAGATAGAGTGATTATTCCATTTTACGATAAAGGTAAGATAGTGGGCTACACTGGTCGTAAGATCAAAGACGGAAAACCCAAGTACTTGACTGATAGCCAAAGCGGCTATGTGTTTAATATGGATGCACAAACTTATAATAAGGAATGTGTTATAGTTACCGAAGGTCAGTTTGATGCTATTGCGGTAGATGGTGTTGCTATTATGACCAATGAACCTAATGAGACTCAGTGCGCAAGGATAAATGCTTTAGGGAAGCCAGTGATTGTGGTACCTGACAAAGACAAACCAGGAGCCAAACTGGTCAAAGCTGCTTTGGCCAACGGCTGGGGTGTGAGTTTACCACCGTGGGAAGATCATATTAAAGATGCAGCTAAGGCTACAGAAGTATATGGACGTTTATATACACTGACCACAATCTTGCACTATAGAGAAACAAATAAGATAAAAATACAATTACTACAGAAAAAACTAGAGGCACTAACAGATGAATAAAAAAGAAAAACTCCCTAAACCAAATTATACCAGCGAGATGCAATGCTTGTATCTTGAAATGTTTTTGTCAGATGCAGAAACATTTGTACGCTGTCAAAACATTTTTGATCCACTTAACTTTGATCAACGCTATCAAGATACCGCAGCATTTATTACAAAATATGTTGATGACTATAAGGTAATGCCCGAAGCATCTATTGTGAATGCCAGTTGTAAAATGGATCTACAACCTGTGCAATTGGCCAAGGAAAACTATGATTGGCTTATGGACGAGTTTGAAAACTTTAGTCGTCATAAAGGTCTTGAACGTGCTATTATTGCCAGTGCTGATTTACTTGAAGCAGGCGACTATGGACCAGTAGAAAAACTAATCAAAGACGCTATACAGATATCGTTAAACAAGGATATGGGTACAGATTACTTTGAAGATCCAAGAGCACGTCTAAGTAAACTTAAAGATGGTAACGGACAGATCAGCACAGGCTGGCCTAGCATTGATAAGAAACTGTATGGCGGATTTAATAGAGGTGAACTGAATATTTTCTGTGCAGGATCCGGCGGCGGTAAGAGTTTGTTCTTGGCCAATATGGGTGTGAATTGGGCACAGCAAGGACTTAACGTATTGTACCTGACATTCGAATTGAGTGAAGGTCTTGTATCTATGCGTCTTGACAGTATGATGACTGGTATTAGTACTAGAGAAATCTTTAAGAATCTTGATGAAGTTGAATTGAAAGTTAAAGTACTTGGTAAGAAATCTGGAAACTTACAAATTAAGTATATGCCAAGCGGTAAGAATTGTAATGACATTCGTGCGTATTTGAAAGAATATCAAGTTAAGAAAGGGTGCAAACCTGATGTTATCTTGATTGACTATTTGGACTTGATGATGCCACTGAGTGTTAAAGTTAGCCCTAGTGACTTGTTTGTTAAAGACAAATATGTATCTGAGGAAATTCGTAACTTGGCTATGGAGACACAATGTATTACTGTAACTGCTAGTCAGCTCAATCGTAGTGCTGTTGAAGAAATTGAATTTGATCATAGTCATATCTCAGGTGGATTATCTAAGATTATGACAGCGGATAATGTTATTGGTATCTTTACTAGTAGAGCTATGAAGGAACGCGGTCGCTATCAAATACAGTTTATGAAAACTCGTAGCAGTAGCGGCGTTGGACAAAAAGTTGATCTAGAATTTGATATGGATACATTGCGTATTACTGATCTAGGCGAAGACGGAGATACTGCTAGTTTTAATCAAGGTGGTGGACAAGGTAACAGTAGCAGCGGTAGTTCTATGATGCAGGGATTTAAACGAACTAGCACAGTAAGCACCAGTTCAGGTGGCGGTCAACCTTGGGAACGACCTACTCCAGTTGAAGGATGGAGTTTAGAAAAACCGCAAGCCAAAGGTGTTAAGGCAGCGGGTGATATCCGTAATATGATTGCTAACTTGAATAGCGAAAAAGATTAGAACCAGTTGGCCACTTGTTCTCTGCTGGATTCACCTATCACACGATGCCACTGATCAATGTCAGTATAACCAAATACAGTGTCAGGTTCTGCAGGAATGAAACTCCAACTATGATTGATTGTCCAGGGATCTTCACCTAATACTTCACCTTCTAGGTGCCCCGGTAACCAACGTGTGAATCCTGCTATGGCTCTGTAATAAGATGGACCTTCATTATTGCTAATTGCTGTTAGTACTGATATATCACTACTGATTCCTATTTGATCAGTTACTTTATTTGTTGTGGGACTAAACCAATCTAATGTATGTATGATATGTATACGGTTAGTAGACGATGGCCCTCCATTATAAAGTGGCTGATCGTTTTGCATTGTTAGGCCTACATTTTTCATAACCGAATCTATTGATAGATTGCTATTGTATGGTTTATTAATTTGAAGACCTATGGCACCTGCATTATCATGATCTATCACTAGTATAGTAGAACGGCGTAATAATCCTTCTTCTCGCTTGGGATGGGATGCTAATAGGTAACCTGTATAATTTTGTTCGAACATGAAATTATTTAACCGATAAATACTTTTATATGGCTATACTTGACTTTAATTTGGGATTTGAACCCCATGAACAACTTAATCCCAAATTATGGAAGGGCAATCAATTGCGCCCCGATATACAATCAGCTTTGATTAAAATTGCTCAGGATTTTAAAAAATTTATTGATGTTCCGTTTGATATTGTAGATGTTAGAATTACCGGCGGGCAGGTATCATACTTCTATACAGAACACAGCGACTTGGATCTACATTTGATTTGCGATTTTGATAGTGTGGCATGTGATAGAGAAGCTGCGGAAATGTTTGATGCTAAACGCTTACTTTACAAAGCCAAATACGATATTACTGCTAATAGTATACCTGTGGAACTGTATGTGGAAAATTTAGATCACCCTGCGGTTAGTGCTAGTTACAGCATTATAAAACGTGCTTGGATTAAACAACCAGAACGCGATGTTGGACCATTTGATATTGATAATATTGAGAAATTAAGCAATGTGTGGGCTACGATAATACGACATAGTTTGGCGTCAAAAGATGCAGAAACTGCCAAAAAAACTATGAATTTATTACGTAAATTCCGCCATTTAGGCCTCAAAACAGGCGGAGAATATTCGACAGCTAATCTAGTATATAAAACACTTAGAAACAGCGATCTTATTAAAAATCTTCAAAATTTCATTGATCAGGAACATGATCGAACTCTAAGCATCTAATATCAAACTGTGCCTAGTGTACACATAGTTGTTTGTAAATACCACTATGATAACATTAGTATGGCAGTGTAACCTAGCATCATCTTGGGAATGTGACTGGATTGAATTTTTATTTCAACATATCCCGCATACTACTATTACCGATTACAATCAATCTACCTGCATAGATAATAGTGTGCTTATCTATAACAGTACTGTGAATAATGCTGCTTATCTAAAATCTCTTTCCGATAACGGAATTACGTTTGGACTAATACATCTTAGTGACGAATGGGATAAAGATCCAACTGATCACTATAAGTTGGCTAAGTTTGTACTTAGGAACTATTATAAAGATATTGGCCCTAATGTACTGAATATTCCATTAGGATGGATGAAAACATTTCCTCACAATATTATTCCTAAAACTTCTAAACAAAGAAAATATACCTGGGCATTTAGCGGACATGTAGATAAAACTACTCGCCCTATGATGGTTCAATATATGTCAACCATAGAAAATGGGCAACATTACTTTAAAAAGTGCGGTGAAAATTGGGGAGCATTTGATGGACAAGCATTAGATCCAGTTGGCCTTGCTGAATTATATAATGATTGCTTATTTGTACCATGCCCAACAGGTAATCAAAGTATAGATACTCTAAGGGTATGCGAAGCATTACAGTCAGGTAGTTTACCTATTGTTGAACGCAGCGAGTATTGGTCAAAGTTATATGGCGCCAACCATCCACTAATTGAAATAGACAATTGGAATCAAGCACCTGAAATTATTAAAAATCTTACTATTAATATGGATGACTTTGAAATTAAAAGATTGTATACTTACAATTGGTGGCATGATCATTGCGATCATGTAAAAAATAAAATAAAGGAACGTATATGAAAATAATTGATACAATAATGTTTCATAACGAATTTGACATACTTGATCTACGACTTAGTATCATGGGGGATTATGTTGATAAAATTGTTATTATTGAATGTGATAAAACTCACTCGGGCTTTTACAAGGGATTTAATTTTGAAAAACAATTAGACAGATACAGTCGTTGGATGCATAAAATTGAATACGTTAAAGTAACTAATCAACCAACTAATCAGTCTGCAATGGATAACGAAGGGTGGCAACGAGAACACGCAGTACATGGATGGAAAGATGTCGAAGATGACGATGTTATATTAATATCTGATTGCGATGAAATTATGAGACCGGCAGCGTTAGATTTTATTAAAAATACAAACTATAATTGGTATGGATTATATATGCCAGCTTTTTATTTTAAATTTAATTATTTAGATACTAAACCCAACTGGCATTACAAAGTTTGGGGTAAAGCATATAGAGGTATAAAAGTGTCTCCAACCAAAATGAGATATATGGGTCCTAATGAAATTCCAGGCACTACTTCAATTAAATTGCATCATGCTGGTTGGCATTTTGGATGGTTAGGAAATAACGATTTTGTAAAATACAAATTGCAAAGTTCTGCCCATACTGAAATTAATACACCCGATACACTGAATAACATTAACATTGATAAACATATTGCCGAAGGAAGAGATCATTTTAGACCAGAGAATGTCACATGGACTGGTGTAAATTTAGACTCTTATTTTCCTGATGAAATTTTAAATAATAGAGAAAAGTACAAAGAGTTCATATTGCCTGATACAGGCAAAACTGTACAAGAATATTGGACTAATCAAATATTAGAGAAAGAATAAAATAGGATGAAAATTTTAATACTACGGCAACCTCAGGTACCTGCTGGTTTTCCTGGTAATATTGCCGGTGGTGCTTGTTATCTAACAGATATGTTATTCCACGGACTTAGAAATAAGTTTGGGGATGATGTTGTTGATTACGAAAGATCATGGTGGATGTATCATGGTGATTTTGGTCCAGATAAATTTGATCCTGAAATTTATTGTCCTAGAGGATTTACCATCTATAGAACAATAAATGACGATAGTGGTGTTGATCGAACTGATATAGAATCTAAAATTAAAAATCAATACTACGATTTGATTATTTTTGGTTACACACATTACGGCCTACGTCCTGGATCATGGGATCTTGTTACTAAACATTATCCAAAAAATAAGATAGCATGGATAGACGGTGGAGATCTTTGGAGTGATTTAAAACCTGAAATGGTAGATAAATCTATATACTTTAAACGAGAGATACATCAACCCCTACCAGGAGTACATCCTATTAATTTTGCTATACCTGCAGAAAAGATTGCATCAATATATAGAGAAAAAATTAATGTACTGGCACCAATGGATCCACGGAATTCAGCTTCATATATCTATAACGACGAAAACTCATATTATACACAATATGCAGAAAGTTTATTTGGTGTGACAACTAGAAAGAACGGATGGGATTGCGTTAGGCATTACGAAATTATGGCTAATAACTGTATCCCGTTGTTCTTAGATATAAATCAATGCCCGACAAATATTATGACCTCTTTGCCAAAAGAATTACTCAAAGAAGCATTAGATCTAGTACATGAAAATGGAATAGAATGGTTTGCACAAGGCGAAGGCGAAATTAAATGGTTAGAATTAAACGATAACATTCAACAACACTTTAGAAAGTACTGTACTACTAATGCATTAGCTGACTACTTTTTAAATGTAATAAAAAAATATTAAAGGAGACACAATGGAACTATTACAATACTTTTTAAATAATACTGGAAAATCTATTCATAAATGGATGAATTATTTTCCAATATACGAAAAACACTTTTCTCCATGGAAAGGAAAACCTGTAACTATTTTAGAGATAGGAGTTGAGAATGGCGGGTCTTTAGAAATGTGGAAAAACTATTTTGGACCAACTTCTACTATTGTAGGTATTGATATTAACCCCAACTGTACCCAACATGCACAACCTGGTATTGAAGTGAGAATTGGAGATCAAAGTGATCCTGTATTTTTACAAAGTATAGTTGATGAGTTTGGACCGTTTGATATAATCATTGATGACGGCAGTCATGTAAGTGATCACATTACAACCTCATTTAATTTCTTATACTCTAAGGTAACAGAAAATGGATGTTATTTTGTCGAAGATGTACATTCAACGTATTCATACGATAAAGGAAATAGTTTAAATAATAATAACTCGTTTATTAATATTATAAAAAATATAACCGACACGCTTACAGCAGATCATCAAGATTGCCCATTGAACGTTACTTCGTTTACTAGAAATACATTCTGTATAAGTTTTTACGATAGTATTATTGTTCTTGATAAAAAACAAATACCTGTGAATACGGCTATACGTATTCCTCATGTTTGATACTAATTATTTTCTATAGTTTTCTGGCGGGTATTCATCTCGATAAAAATCGTGATTGGTGTTATGAAAACTAAACATGTTGGCATTGTTATACCCGTGATAAAATTCTATATCACATCGATACGGATGTCCTGTATTCAATCCCGGTACTTGACCTTGAAAATTAATTTCACTAGGAAGTTTTAATATTTGAGATTTTTTTAAAAAATTTGATGTTGTCCACGAACACGAACCTGAGAAATGACGAGGTACTGTATCTTTTAATAAACATCCTACTGCATCATAACCTTCTTGAAGTTTAACTATACAATCTTCCCATTTTTCAATATTCCAATAATCAATTAACCACCGCCAATGTGTATTGGGTATTTCTTTAACAGGATTACCTATATGTGTTATACCTTTTAAATGTAGATATAAACAATAAAATTCTTCTGAACTGTTAATGGCTGTTTGTTGCATTAACACCCAAGTTGGATGTTCAAAATTTTCAATATCAGGTTGACTTGACCATATTAAATTAGTTTTATCTTTATACTGTTCTTTAATATTATCATAACTGTGTTTGTCTTTGTAATGAACATTCATGTAAATTTCAGCTTTGTCTAAGAGTCCACTAGAGTTTAATTTTTTAAACTGCTCGGCAAATATAGTTTCATATCCGGGTAGATCAACCAAGTGATAAAAAATTTTGATATTCATGTAATATTGGTTACCTGTGTACGATTCAACACTGCTTGCCAATCAACCATTTTACCTATTACCCATGTATCCATGTGTGTAGAATATCCCGGTATAGGTGTAATCAATGGATGCTTATTAGTTATTTCTGTAAACAGCTGATTATCGTGCATCCACCCATGCTCATCACACCATTTATAAAAAATATCTTTATCCTTGGCAAGTGTTGATACCCTACTAGCAAATGTAAGTGTTGTAGATGGCACAGTTCTCCAATGTACATCATTTGACATTAATACTACTGCTGGCACTCCATGGTTATCTCCCCAATATTTGTCTGGATGATCGTATAAACTAACATAGGGACATAGTTCCATCCCTTGTTCTAAGATTAGATCTGCTCCTTCATGATGAATATAATCATCTTCTACAAAATATACTATTGTATTGGGATCTAGATTTGCATCCAAAACTTCTTGTAGACTAGAAAGATATGCCCTTCCACTAGTGCCATGTGATGTTCTGCGTAGATCTAACTTGGGATATAATGAATTTAGTTTATCCCAAACTTGATCATCAACATGTTCTGCCTGTATAGTAATATCGTGTTGTGAAAATACGTTAGTAAAATTAGCTAGACATTTCCATTTGTCAAACCATTCTGGCCGAACAGGCTGCGGCCGAGCGTGTCCCTTGTGATTAGGAGATAAGCTAAAACTAAATCTATAGTAAATTTTCATTGTGATTGATTAAAAAAGTTGATATACAAATTTTCTGGACAATCTTGTATATAATGATTTCTGTTGGCATGAAAGAAACTATAACCTCTATCAGCATGCCACCCTGCATAAAATTCTACATCATCTTTGAAATTGTGATTACCATTGGGAATCTGTGATTGATAATTTACATCTCTAGGCATTTTCATTGCAGGTACACAACTTCTTAGAAAACTAGAAGTATACCAATTTGAATTTCCTGCGTAACAGTTACGCATATTTCCATTCTTATCCAGGTGCGGTGTACCTTGCCTATTGGCTCCAACAGTATCCCAAATGCCTTCATCAAGTTTGGCTACCATATGTTTCCAATTGACAATATTAAACCAATCTAAATATCGTCGCCAATCATTACAATTGTGCTCATCTGGTTTACCTCGATGTGTTACTCCTTTTTGATGCAGGTATAAGCAATAAAACTCTTCTTCAGTTGCTAATGCTGTTTGTTGCATTAATACAAATGTTGGAAGTTCAGCATCAGTTGGTAATGCCGAGGAGTGGTGCCAAACTATATTAGGATGTTGCCACTTTTCTTTGAACTCTGTATATGATGACTCAATTTCATAATGTAAATTTGCATGTAATTCACAATTGTCAATTAATCCACTGTCAAATATACGACCCATCTGTTCATCTGCAATTTCTCTCCAGATGTCAACATTTATGATATGATAAAATATTTTTAGTTTCATTTTAATTATTATGTTGGAATATGTCTGTGCCAGCCAATGTGCTCTACACGGCCCTCGGGCTCTAAACTGGCACACCACATACCTAGTCTTTGATAAATTTCTGCATTTGTCCGCTCAACTAGACATCCATCTTTAACATTGAATACTGGCCCGTAACGTAATGTAACAGGAGTTCTAATTCCACCTACACGGTGATAGTCTGCTAGTCTACGTAATCCCGGATTGAACGTAAATCCAAATCCGCCATCATGTTGAATCCAGGGGCGTGTCTTCCAATATGATAATGCATCAATTACATATTCTTCTTCTTCAATCCAACTTCTATTATGAGACTCTTGCCATAAATCTCTATGACTGCGTAATTGTACTAGTAAACAATCAGGAAATACTTCTAACAAATGATGACTATCCTCAATGAAGTATGGTTTGGTAAATCTCCAATCATCTTCACAATGAAATATATAAGGAGTTTTAACTTGACTGTATGCCCATTCAATATTCAGTAACTGTCCTCTGCGTTCTACTGGACTGTTTAATAAATTGAAACTCTTAACTGTGGGCATGATCTCTTTTACAAAACTGTTATCAGCCGGACCATCTTCAACTATGATTAACTCATCTAAAGTGTTTGGAGCGTATTGTTCAAACGATTTAAGAGTTTCTGCTAATAGGTCCTGTCGACCACAACTGGTAATTACCATTGTTATTCCAAGAGACATGTTATTCCTTTTTTATTATATATGATTATATTGACATGGCCAATAAATTTTATTATACTATATTAACAAGGATAATTACAAGTCTATGATAAGCATTTTATGTCCAAGTAGAGGACAACCAGAACTAGCAGCTAAAATGGTCAATTCTGCTGTGGCCCTAGCAGGCGTTGAGATTGAAGTAATTCTATACTTAAATCTCGACGACCCAACATTACAACAATATTTTGATCTAATCGATTCAAAATACATTACAGTGGGACCCGACCGTAGCCCTATTTATAGTTGGAATATTATGGCGGAACAGGCCAGATACGAATACTTGTTTTTAATAGGACACGACGGATGGTTTGAAACTCAAGATTGGGCTAGTAAAATTGTAAAACATTTTGATAACTATCCAGATAAAATTGCATTTGTATTCCCTTCAGTGGACGGCTTTGCGTGGCCCGGCGGGCATCTGACTAAAGACCATTGCCCTCACTTTTGTATACATAAAAATTGGGTTAGAACTTTGGGATACTTTTTGCCTCCACAATTCCATCATTGGTATGTTGATACCTGGTATAGAGAAATTGCAAAATCTATTGGACGATATATTCCTATTACAGATGTTAAAACTCCTTTGATCGTTGATATGAAAGACGGCTTATGGGAAAGAAAAGATAACTTTTGTAATAGAGAAAAAGACCATTGGCTTTGGAGAAATACTCAACGATGGCGTCAATCTGATACCCAGGCATTATTGCAATTTATAAATAATAGTAGCAGTTAATTAAGGACACGCATGAAGATTTTTATTACAGGTATAGCAGGTTTTTTAGGTAGCCACTTGGCAGACAGGATGTTAGCACTGGGACACGAAGTATCAGGCAACGATACACTTATTGGCGGGTACAAAGATAACTTACCAATAGGCGCTGTATTCCACGAAATTGATTGCTGCGATCACGATGCTATGGTTAAAGCTATTGCAGGAGCAGATATTGTATATCATACTGCTGCTACAGCACACGAAGGACTTAGCGTGTTTAGTCCAAATTTTATTACTAAGAACATTTTTCAGGCCAGTGTGAGTACTATTAGTGCCGCTATCCAAAATAAAGTAAAACGCTTTGTCTATTGCAGCAGTATGGCACGCTATGGTAATCAAGAATATCCATATAAAGAATCACAACGCCCTGCCCCTGTCGACCCTTATGGTATTGCTAAAGTAGCAGGTGAAGAAGTACTTAAAAGCATTGCTGAAATGAACAATATGGAATGGATTGTTGCTGTTCCACATAATATTGTTGGGCCACGTCAATGTTATGATGACCCATATCGCAATGTTATGAGCATTATGATTAATCGTATCTTACAAGGTAATCCACCTATTGTATATGGTGATGGTGGTCAGATGCGCTGCTTTAGCTTTATCGACGATTGTGTCTATTGTCTAGAACGTCTAGCATTAGATCCAACTATTAAGAACGATACATTTAATATTGGACCTGACGAAGAGTTTATGACCATTAGAGCACTTGCAGAAGCTATTTGTAAAGAACTTGACTACAAAGGAGATATTGTTTATTTCCCCGAACGTCCAAAAGAAATCAAATACGCTACATGCGATGCTACTAAGGCTAGAACTATTCTGGGTTATCAAACTAGCACAAAATTTATTGATGGACTGAGAAGTACTATTGCTTATATCCGCGAACGTGGAACAAAACCATTTGACTACAGTAACTATCCTTTGGAAATTGTTAATCAATATACTCCTAAAACTTGGTCTGAAAGGTCAATGTGATGAAAGCACTATTTACTGGCGGCTTGGGCGACTTTATTGGAGCCGAGAGCTTTATGACTGAAGAAGAGAAAGATGCTGTTACAACTGTAGTTTGGGCTACTCGTAATAGAAAAGAAATCCAGTCTGCTGTGGATCTTACAAGAATCTTTCCTAATATGATTAATCAACATATTATCTTTGATGACTTCTGCGACGACCGCCCTACTCGACCCTGGCAACCCGGCGATAGGTTTATGAACATTGGTACTAAGGCCGAACTTAATACCAAATGCGGTTTGAATCTCAGCAATAAAGAACTGGCAGAGATTAGTGATCATAGTTTGGACGCTACTCTAGCAGATATATTTGCTGGACGTCGTAAGTTTGTAAGTAGCCGTATAGCTAGTCGCAGCGAGTGGCCAGCAGTTACCCAATTTAATTTACCCGAAGACTATGTGGTAATACATCCTTGGAGTGATGCAGAAATTAACGGTAGAGAGTTTACTTCTGCGGATTGGAGAGAACTTTTTATATTTCTGGATCAACATGACATTATAGGTGTTGTGGTTAATCAAAGTTCTATACCTGCTCCTGCCCATCCACGTATATTGGATCTGACTAATAAGACCAGTTTGAAAGAAACATTTAGTATTATACAAGGCGCTCAAGCTGCTGTACTATGTGCTAGTAGTTTGGCCTGTTTGGCAACTAAAATATTTGAACCTGGTAGTATTTGGATTAAAGGTGGACACGCACACATGTTCTCAGCTTGGGCAACTTACTTCTATCACGGCCCATATACTAACCCCAACACAATTATATATAAAGACTTGTCAATATTGAATCCTAGACAACTTCGTAGCCATGAACATGATATGCTTGACCAGGGGTTGGCTACTCTGCTATAATAAAATATGCAAAAAAATCTAACTATTGTTGCTGTAGATACAGCTAATCATCAACTAACTACTAGAGCTATTGAACAAGCGGTACAGGTATCCAGTGCTAATCGTGTTTTGGTACTGAGCGATCAGGATCTTTATCCGGGCAGCGAATGGCACAAAATTGAACCTATTACTCAAATAGAATACAGTCGAGTGGTACTAAAAGATCTAGCACCACTGCTTACTACTGATCACTATATGGTTATACAATATGACGGTATGCCTATCGATGCAGATAAATGGCAGGACGAATTCCTTAAATACGATTATATTGGCGCTGCTTGGCCTTGGGGTCCAGAGAATCGTCGTGTGGGTAATGGCGGCTTTAGTATACGTAGTCGCCGCTTGGCTGAACTATGTACTGCTCCAGAAGTGGTGTTTAACCCTCCGGGACATGGCAATAATAACTATATGGAAGATACACATATCTGTCACCTGTATAGAGATCTATTGGAAAGCCAAGGTATGAAGTGGGCACCTACTGAGTTGGCACAACAATTTAGTGCAGAGATCCCAGCAGGTAGATATCCTACATATGGATTCCACGGCACACTATGTTTACCTTACTATTTGGATGATGACCATATGGAATTCTACATTAATACACTGAGAGACGAACAATATACTAGCGATACACAACGTCGTATTGTGTTTGGCTTATATTTGAATCAACGTTGGGATTTGATGGAACTGATGATGGATCGCGGTATTACAGCCGACGAGAACTTTAAAACTAGATTGCTGGCACAGGTTCCTCAGGATCAATACTATTTTCCGGGCTTGACACAAGAACAAATTGCCGAGGTTTTGATTAACTATTGAGCGCAGGAATAGGTCAGAGAGCCTGTACCCTGCGCGAAGCGCCTGCGCTAAATTTTTTTATATCCCTTTAACTACCCTGTTAAAGAGTAGTTAACAACAACTCTCTTGCTTGCATCCCTGCTAACTCTCGAGATCTATATTGTAGATCTTCAGTCAACTCCACTATAGCACTATCTAGAGTTAATCCCACTCGGATAGCAATTCCTCCGGCCGTGGACCACTGCTCACAGTTGTCTGATCGGTCATCTACTAGAATGTCACCTGCAGTACAATGCCGATGCTTGTCTTCACTGTAGGGCCCAAAATGTACCGGTATATCTGGAAATTGCTCATGGGCCCATAACATCTTGTCATGAAAGGTCCAGGGTACATCATTGTTGTGCGGTATCGCTGTTAAGAATAATAACTCCCATCCTAATACATCTCGATATTGTCGAGCTAGAGATACTAATTCTTCCGAACGTGACATTAAGGGCAAATTACGAAATATATGCTGATCGGCACGTAATCGAGCCCAATCTACATTACTATAACGTTGTGAAGGATCAAAACAATCATATCCTATTACACTTATAGCATTGGCACGCCAATCTGCTACTACTCCATCCATGTCTAAATATAAGGTTCTTTGTCTATTAATCATAACTGTAGTTTACACTGTCTTGGTTGATATTTAATACTTGCGCACCATTGCGTAAGTGAAATACCCGAGCCATCTCGGTCGGTGGACTTAGTGTAACATACTTTGTTATGGTTGGTCTAGTACTGGATATATGATTTCTTGCCATAACTATTAACTTCCTGCCTGCTCCGGGTACATAACTCCATATGGTGTAGAATACCGCTACTTGTGGATTGTGGGAATTATACTCTAATAACTGTTCACAACTGCGCGGTACATTATCTCTATACAGAACACATACTACTGCTTCTGGCTTACTGTATTGATCTTGTAATACTATGATCTCACTGAACTGACTGACCCGAAAATCTATTGCTATTTCTGGACGTACTGGATCATCAACTATTAATTGACATAAGGGATCCGATAACGTTTTGATGATGTGTAACTGCGACATTCTGAATTATACCTATTATGTACGTACTTATCTTATATGCTTAAAAATCATATACATAACGGTAAAAAATTTTACGCAAAAATTTTTAAACCAAAAACTATAGACATATGAAAGTTTATAATATACACTATACATATGAACAATAACTTTTTAATCCTAACCAACGCTAGCCCTACTCAACGTGGTATGCCACTAGCTGTACGCAAAGACCAAGTGATTACTGTACACAGTAATATAGCAGTACGTGAAGACGGCTCTGTGGAACAAGTGACATACGTGTTTGGCCCTCCTCACGGTACTTGGGAGGTGATGGAATCACATGAAGAAGTCATGCAACAACTGAATCTCTAGATGTATGTAGAGTTTCCTACTGCTACGGAACACGCTGGTACTTTCTTGTGGACAAGGTGGCAGATAGCACACTTTTGTCTACATCATTCGTATGGCTACGGCGAACAATACGGCCCTGAAAATCAATATAGAGTACACTTTGATCAGAACGAAGCTTATACTATGTTGAGCTTAGAATGGGAGAAACATGAATCTACACAGAATTTCTTTATAGTAACCTAAAAAATTGCTGCGCAATTAAAAGCAGGTTTTAGATTAATCTCCATAGGCCGTTCTAATCTAACTCGACTTTTTAGAGTGGGAACTTTTGGCATGCTGGCAAGTGGGCTTGCTAGGGCTAGCCCAAATGCTACTCCCCGTACCCCCCACTCCCCTCACCGATCCTCAAACTCCTCTGCAAGCGCCTCAATAGTAGGTAACAGTTCTGAGTCCCCGTACACATCAAAACCTTCCAAGATCAGGATCTCGATCGCTTCTTGGAACAGTTGCTCCACCATGCGTACACGATCAGCTTGGCGTGTGTCCTTCTTACGCTTACGCCCGCTGCCCACCTTATAGACTAGTGCGTAGTGTTCAGCACAGTAGCTGGTGCCCGGCACTACAGGTGCAGTACAGCCTGCACTGGTGAGTCCATGTGCTCCAATGTAGGTACATGTTGTGGGTTGGTTACTCATCGCCGTCATCCTGTTGTGCTTGTTTGACCAGTGCGATCACATCGGCCCGTTGTTGTTCTGTCATGTCGGCAATCATCTCAATGCCCTGAGCCACGCCGTGTTCAAAGCCGCCCTGCCGCTCTGTCCAATTGCTGACCCAGAACAGGGCCAGCGCACACCAGAACCAAGGTGTACCATCCAAGATGTTGACGCCACCGGCGCTCATGACCAGGGCCAGGCCAGCTGCTATAGCGATACGCTGTAGTGTTTCGTTCATATCATGCTCGCTTCATACAGGTTGTCCGGGCCATGCTCTTCCAGCTCATAGGAAAGCCCTTGCGCAGATCAGCAACCTTGAGTACCATACGCAGGCTCAGTTCACGCAGACTGTCCTTGTTGTCTACTACGAACTGCACAACTTCGTCCTGTACACAGGGTTCGAACTCGTAACGCTCCAGCATCTTGCCACGGCTCACTACCTGCTGTATACGCAGGATCTTCTCACGTTGCGTGTCCATCTGCAGATCAATGTAGTGGCAACGGCTCTCCAAGGCATCCAAGTGACTACGCAGCGTCTTGCTACGTACATGTTCAAACTTGATGTTGGTGATAAAGATGGCACTGCCGCAGAACTCAAAGCGATCCGGGATGCCTTCACCACGCAGGATACGGCTATCCGTATTCCAAGCAATGAAGCGACGTTCACTTGAGTCCAGTGCGCCCTTAAGGATGTTCAGTGATAGTGCATCGTACAGGATCTCATCGCAGTCGTCAAACACCACAACGTTGCCTGCCTTGCTGAACTCGTACAGTTTCTTGTACAGACCCAGGCTACTCATTGCGCCCTTGACCACTTCGAACTTGGCCTTGCGTTCTGCCAAGACATCAAACAATCCTGACTTCTGCAGTACTGTTTCAACGCCGTGACTCTTGCCCACGCCAGGAGGGCCACTCACGATCATAGCACGGATCGCGCCTGCTCGTACAGCTTCAGTCATCTCGTCCAGAATGTTAAAGCGTTCACCCAGACGGTCCAGGATCTCTTGATCGCTCTCACGTGCCACTGCTGCTTCGGTACGTTTGATAGCTTCTGCATCAAACTCAATAATGTTGATACCTTTTGTGGGTTTTGTACTAGACTTGGTTGCCATTTAGTGTTCCAGGGTTTTGTTTAAAAATGTATTATAGCACACAAAGGCACTGTTGTCAATGCCCTTGTATACCTCATTTAGTCCATACGTGAGCCAGCGTAGGCCTTGTCAATGCCTGCTGCCTTAAGGATATCTGCATAGGCACGGGCGCCTTCTTCCTTAGCAGTAATGCACTGGGTACCGTTGCCACTTGGGTTCCACAGTTGGAGTCCGCCGCCGTATGCCTTGCGGAAGCCTGCCTGTGCAAGGATCTTGCCTGCTTTTGAGTTGCTACGAACGTCGTACACGTTAACCCAAGCAAAGCCGCAAGCGTCGCGATCGCCGTGTAGGGCCAGGAAGTCCTCAGTGGCCTTTTGTGCGGCCTTTTGTGCAGTGTTCAGTACGTTAGCCAGTGTGTCGAGTGCAATCATCTAGTGCTCCTTAGTGTGTAAGTAAGTATTATAACAGCGTTTTACGCTTCTGTCAACTCTGTGTAGATCTTCTCTAGCCGCACTGCCTGGTGGCATGCGTTCATCATCTGCATGGCAAACAGGTAAGCGATGGCACGTTCCTTCTTGTTAGGCAAGCGATCGATCTCTTCCAGCAGTTCACGTATGCCTTTGGTAGCAAAGAAGTCTGACTTAGGGATGGGATTTAGCATGGTAGCTCCTTAGTGTGTAAGCATGTATTATAACAGGGTTCTTACGCCCTGTCAACCTCAGTCCTTCTTGGTCACAGTGGCCTTGAACAAGAGACCGAACAGGAACTGTAGTCCCCAAGCCTGTAGCCAAGTGACTTCTCGGACGCCGTCAATGGCGCCAACGAAGCAGCCATTCCACAGCATCATCACAGGCCAGGATAGCACAAAGGATAGGAACAGCAGGGTGGCGATGCCTGCTACGATTGCGCCCAATGCTAGGATAACTGCTTTCATGTCTAGTCCTTACAGTGTGAATTGAGAGAGGATGCTTTTGGCTTGATCTACCTGGGTGATCTCATCAACGAATGCTGCCAACATCATTTGGATCAATGTACGGCACTCCATGCGCTCTGCTTTAGGCAGGGTTGCGATGAATGCCTCTACGGCTTCGTATTCTTCCAAGCCCCACATGATGTCGCACAGTGCTCGTTGTTTAGGGTTCAGTCCAGCGATAGTGATCATTAAAACTCTCCAGTGAGGATCAGGGCTACGAACATGATAGCCAGAGGGCTCAGTACGATTGCCAGGTTAATGTATGCTTGTTCCATGTGCTGCTCCTTGTTGCGATGTGTGTATTATAGCAGGGTTCTTACACCCTGTCAACCAGCTCACGCCCCAGGCTTACGCCTTCGCTGTAGTAGCCATTGCTCTCACCCAACCAACGAACATCCACATAGCCCTTGCGGGTAGCGAACTTGTAGAAGGTCCAAGTCACACTCTCATGGTCCATTTCGTTGAAGTCCACAGGAGTCACACCTTCGACCTCTTCTGCTAGGAGCAAAGGCTCACCAACCAGGTCTTCCAGGTCTCCGCATACATCCTCTATGCTCACATGCTCGCAACAATCCTGAGCATGGAAGAACACGAAGCGTTCGGTTGCGTTCTCGAACACCAGTTCAGTGTCTTCGTTGCGGATGCTAGTGAAGACCTTGCCCACCATGTCCTCGATCTTTGCTGATGCTTGCCAGTTTGTGTATCCCATCTTGTGCTCCTTAGTGTCTATGCATGTATTATAACTGGGTTTAGCCAATCAGTCAACCTTTTGGAAAGTCCTTCCTTTTAGGTCTAGTACCAAGGGCTTGGCAAACCGCTGTACAGGACCGGTGCCAAAGGCACTGTAGGCTATGGC